AGGTTACCGACACGTGAGCGCCCGCTACTTCCTAGTCCTAAACCGCCAAACCGACTAAATAAACCTCCACTACCACTTCCGAATCGATTAGACAACCAACCGCCTATACCACCAAAACCGCCATCTCCGCCACCGCCACCGCCACCACCGCCTGGTGAAAATACCTGTGTAAGTTGAGAGCCTACAATAAAGATACCTACGACCATTAATATCAGGTTCAAAAACTTCTCGCGATATATTTTATTCTCTTGATATGCAATTTCTTCCATAGTAGTCTTAATATTTTTACGTTGATTATACGATTTTGTATCAGTTTGAGTCCTGGGAGTTGTATTACCTTGTCGTAAATTCGACACTTTTTCCGCGATTGCAGCCTCGAGCAAATTATTTACATGAATTAGACCGTACAACCCTTTGAAGTTTTCCTTTGGCGATGCTGATAACGTTAGACTTCCATAATCTGGTACATTAAGATAATCCGCTTGGGAAACGCTACTATTATATACCCCAGTCATAATCGCATGAATCGCGCTTCTATACCCTTGATTGCTTTCATCTAATTGTTTGAATAAAATCTCATAAAGACGGTTTGTGGTACTCCCGGCTGATTCTGCGTTACTACCAGTTAGTCCATTTAATGTGTTAAAACTCGCCAGCGTTGGTTGGCTACGTAACCAAAATGTCGGATTATTCGAAACATCAATTGATATTGGTGTCTGTCCACCTGTCCATACTCGTGATGCAACATACTGTTCCGTAAATGATTTGTGTAAATGTTCCAAAATCTTAGTTGCATTGCATACATTAATATTCTCGGTATTCGCAATTATTCCATCCGCCGGACCATTTTGAATTTTAAAATTATCATTAATATTGCATGTCATATTAAGAATATAAGAGTTATATTATCAATATAAAAAATAATTACATACCGATATACGACATGAAATGATTATATTAATTCGCTACACAATACCTGTAAAACAAACTGGTGACAGATGTCTTGCTTGGTCTAGTTATTTTGCATATTTGACCGGGTCGTAGACCAATCGCTAGCGCAACCGGGTCGTATCTCGAAATACTCGGCATTTGTTTGGTGTCTGTGATATTGTATTTTTTGAGAACTTGTTCTTGTTCGGCTTCATTGAGGACAACGTGTTCGGGCACATATTGGTGCTCCAGTAGATTGAATTGGAGTCGGTCGAGAGAATGAATCACGATGAATATCTTGTCCTTTTCCCAAATCTCGTTGAGAATACTCACGAGCGTGTCATTCACCTCTTGTTTCATAACAATGATGAGTGTATCGGTGGGTTGAAGCACTTGTTCGAGATAGAAGAGGTCGTCAATCATGTGGTTGATATTCTCTCGGCGAAGTGTTTTGGCTAAATAATACTTGACATACGCCTTCTTGGTAGGATGGACGTCCTTCTCCGTCGTCAACAACATGTCGAGTTGGTTGTTCACATACATGGTTTGGACTTCGGCGACACCATAATCCGTGTAATTGGACACATCCATACCTTGACGTGCGAGTAATTGGAGAAGGATATTACGGGATTTGAATAATGTGGAGATGGTTCCGCTACTGACGTGTGCCATGAAATGAACGGAACGGAACGGAACGGAATGTATTATATATTAATCACAAATCTTTATTATTCAATTTTATAGTTTGATGGAAAACGTTTTGACGCCTTGTGCGTTTGGTTCCGGTCCACCGCCATTCCCGCCGCCGACCTGCGCGGGGCCTTGTCCTTGTGCTGGCGTTGGTGCCTGTCCCTGCGCCTGCGCCGGTCCCGCGCCGCCGCCACTTTGCTGTTGTATCGGCATCATTCCCGCCATAGGCATAGTAGCCACAATAGGTATATTCATTGTAGGAAGTCTTATATTGTTTCCAGCCCCTGCACCGCCAGTCATGAATCCAGAGTTCATTCCTATACCCGGCCCAGCTGAAGTTCCGCCGCCGCCGCCACCGCCGCTACTACCGCCGTACTTTGAACGTAAATAATTATCAACAACACCCATCGGGATTTGCGGTATGTATTTGCCTGTGCCGGACCCGCGTTGTCTCATACCACCACCACCACCGCGCTGTTCATCACCTTCAAACATTGACGAGTATACCGGTGACATCGGTGTTCGCGGTGTATAATCACTGCTTTCAGGGATTTCCTGGTCATTATCGCCATATTTTTCAAGCATCTTCGCATTAAAAGACGCCACCGCACCGCGTACCTGGTCTGCATCAACCTCGCCTGCTGGAGTAGACGAACTTGAAAACTCAGGTGTCATTGGTAGAATGGATGTCGCCGCGTCTTGGTCCATCTCTCGGCGTATCGCATCCAATTTCACGCGTTCGTCCGTCAAACGCGTCATTTGTACTTTCAATCGCTCTTCTTCCGCCACATTTCCTTCACGTTTTGCACGGTCGATTTCGCCAGAGACGCGCGCGGTTTCCGTCGTATTCGTCTCGATGTTTCGCAGATTTTCCGCCATCGCCACATTATCGCCTTCCACTGGACTCTTCATTTTACGGCGAGTGTATCTCTCGATAAGCGTAATAATCGCGAGTACCCAGTTCAGCGGTTTGCGAATCTTACGCAGTTCATTCACCATATCACTCGGCGAAATCGGAGTATCATCTGGGTACATGAGCATTTCAGACAACCAGCCATCAGGAAAACGGGTTGGATAGTCGCCCGTCCATTGACTCCCGCTAATCGTCCATCTCTCGGTAGGTTCGCCATTTTTATCCAAGATGACGGATTCAAGAACGAGGTCTTCGCTCGTGATATCGCTGGGTTTCAATGGTTCTCTAGCTCCGCTGCGCAGTGTCTTCAACTGAATATTTGCCATATCAGTTTCCATAAATGCGGACTTGCGCTGTTTCACTATGTCGTCGAGATACGCGTCATTCACCTTTGAACCGAGCATGTGAGTGGCCGCGAGAGCTTCGCCGGTGATATCGCTGGGTTTCAATGGTTCTCTAGCTCCGCTGCCGCCGCCGCTACCCCCACGCATCTGTCGCGCAATATCATGTTTTAATGCGAAACGCCAACCCAAGTTGCGAATACTCTGTTTTGTATCAATATCCAAGTCCATAATAATTTCTTCTGGATGTTCGTCTGGGTCGAATGTAGCCGCCGCCGCCGCACCACGACCACTACTCGCCGCAGCGTCGGCTTCTTCGCTGCGACTTGGCAGATAAACCCGACTTCCAATGGCAGCTTCTTCTTCATCTTCTTCGTCTTCACCCGCCGCACCCACCGCCGTACTATCATTCTTACGCGCAGCCGCCATATCGCGCGGTTTCAATCCAGCCGCCAACCGATTTCTCTCGATGATGTCATCCACACCCATCGCACCCTTGCCGTCTTTAAGTACCTTATAAACGTTCTTGGAATATGACATACTGGGGAGTTGGTCGATATTATCTTCAGTTATGATTCGCATTTGGACATTCATGACCAGTAATTCCTGCATGAGGAGTTTGAGACAGTAAGGAATACGAACAATACTGAAGGAACGCCCGAACTTCGTCATGTGGATTACACTCGCGCCCGTGGCACCCGCCGCGCCTTCACCCGCTGCGGCGTCCGTGAGACTACCCGAGTATTGAATAGGTCCATCCACCATGGGACTCATGAACAGGTTCTGGTTCGGATTGTAAATCGCAATCATTCCCGATTTATTACAAACAGCCATATGGTATTCGTCGCCGCGCACCATCAGTGACTCATTGAGGAAGTGTGCTGCACCATGACCTAGAATACCATCGCGTTCCATTTCACCCACACGAAGACCGCCGTCATTTGCACGACCTTGCACCGTTTGGCGTGTAAGTTGTGTGCGCGGACCCTGCGAACGATAGTTAATTTTATCCTTCACCATTTGTTTCAGACGCATATAATACGTTGGTCCGATATAAATGTCGCTCTTAATCTGCTCTCCCGTCATGCCATTGTATAACACCTCTGTTCCCGATGAATGGTATCCGTATTCTGTCAAAATCGACCCGAATGATTCATGTTTCGTCCCATTATTCGTATACGCGGTGCAATTGCCGAACCCGCCATGAAGCACACATGCCTTCCCCATGAGCGACTCAATAAGTTGCCCGATTGTCATACGCGTTGGAATCGCATGAGGGTTGATAATAATATCGGGTCGGATTCCGTCCTTTGTGAAGGGCATATCTTTCTCCGGAATAATCAACCCGACTGTCCCTTTCTGTCCACAACGCGAGCAGAATTTATCGCCAATGGAGGGGAATCGTTCTTCGCGGATACGCACCTTACCGATACGAAATCCCTTCTCGCCTTCCGTCATGAATGCCTTATCTACGAATCCGAGTTGTCCCTTCTTTGGCATGGTCGACATATCGCGCATTTGACCGCCGTCATTTTGAATACTCACTGACCCCATTCCAATGACGACCTTCTTGTCATCCATCTCGGTATTCTCTCGAATAAGGCCATTGTCATCGAGGTAGCTGTAATCATACCCGGGTTTGATGCCAATCGCGCCTTCTTTCTGAATATTCGCGAATCGGGTATCGCGTTGTGCGCCGCGGACACTACTGCTTTCCTCGCGTGCTTCGTACATGTTGTAATACGTGATACGAAACATCCCGCGCTTGATACTGGCCTCATTGAAGAGAATGGAGTCTTCGACGTTGTATCCATTGAAGGACATAATCGCGACGACGGCATTGAATCCGCATGGGTGCTCTTCGTGGTTGATGAGGTCGAGGTAGCGACTCTTCACGATGGGTATTTCGCCGTTATTGATGACGACGCCCATTTTATCAATACGGACTTGGTAGTTGCTGTGGTAGAGCGACGCGGCTTGTTTTGCTTGACCACATCCGAAGACATTACGCGCCACTGGATTATTTTCGGGGAAGCAGATTTGGTTTCCCATGACACCCATAAGGAGCGATGGATGGATTTCGACATGCGTATATTGTTTACCGTCGCTAGAGAGGACGCGTGCGCGGTGGCGGCTGTGGTGGCGGTGACGACGGCGGTGACGACGCTTTCGCGGACTTTTACTCCTGCTCCTGCTCCTGGCACCGCCTTCTTGCGGTCCCTCCGCGCCCGCGCCCTCGCCCGCCTCCGCGCCCGCACCGCTTTTGCTTTCGTCATCACTGCTCTCGCTCTCGCTCTCGCTGTCAGACGCACGGTCCGCCGCATGTTTCAGCTTTTCGCCAGTAACGGCATCCACCTCGACCGGTCTCTCGAACTTATGACTCATGGATATCAGTGTGGACTCCGTCTCCGACGTATCAATGTATTCAATAATAGCCTGCGTCGCCTTCAAGCGACGAAAATCCTCGATAGTATTCACCCGCGCAACATCCTCGCTCACTTTCTGCTTCGCCGACAACGCCGACGTATCCTGTGCGCGACCATACAATTCATCAATCGTATAATAATTACAGTGGGATGGATTGAATGTCGGGTCAGATTTCGCAGTAAATCCCGTTGTCATTTGCTCCCATGACGCCTTCCCTGCACGTATCATTTCCATGATTTCGTCTTTATCGTAACTGGGTCGGCCAGTATCATCGTCAATATAGAAAATCGGGCGACATAATCGACCAGCATCGGTGAATACATGGATTTCGTTGCTTTTAATATCCCACCGGCAACTCACATAAATGGGAATAAGTGCATTACGCCGGTGAAGTCGAATAAGACGCATGGTCTCCTCTGGCCGCGTCACCGCACCCACCCATGTTCCATTCACAAACACTTTCGTGGTATAATAAAGAAACATTCGTGTACACTCTTCAAGCAGCTGCATTTTCACGACTTCGCGCAACCACAGCGTCATCGGATACGCCGAGCACTGATTCGTCACCCGTGTTCCGAACGCGAGATGTTTATGAAACCCGATATTCGCACCATCCGGCGAATCAACGGGGTCAATCATACCCCATTGCGACCCGTGGAGCATACGCGGTGCTACGACCTTTGCGCTGCTATCCATCGGCAGATTGATTTTACGCAGGTGCGAGAGAAATGAATTGTATGACAGGCGATTCAAGTCCTGGATGACCCCAATACGCTTTGTATGGTCGGTCGCACCCCAATTCCCTTTAAACGCCTTCTTAAATCCGTCTTCGACGATACGTTCGCGGAAGAATTCCTGGTAATTCATCTGGATAAGACCGATAAAATTCTTCTCGTATTTCTTGGGGTCTTTGAAATACTCGCGGTCCATGGAAAGGCGGATATGTTGCTGTTGCAGCGCATAATACTCTTTAAATAGGTCGTAGATAAGCGACCCACTTAACTCGATTCGCTTAAATTTGAAACTGTCGCGGTCGGTAGGTTGGTCGATTTTGAGAGATACACGCAGTAACTTATACACCATATTCCCGAGAAAATACGCCTTCTGGATATAATTCGTCTCGCCCACCTGGGGGAGGAAGTAGTTCATAAGAATATCGTGGACTTGCGGAATCGTCTTGGATTTCGTGAGTGTCGCAATGAACTTAATCGCGCCTTCCTGTGTGAAGATTTTATTCGCGTCGTGGATGGAGGGGATGAAATGGTCGAGGAGTTCGGCGTTCTCATCGAGGTCGAGGAGGCAAAATTCGAGTATTTCGCGGTCGGAGATGACACCGAGTGCGCGCATCACGATGAAGAGGGGGACGGGTGAACGCACATTCGGAATATTCACGACGATTTGTTTGTTCGTGAGAAGGGTGGTAGGCGCGACGATACGAACGGACAAAGTGCGCTCGGGTTTGGACGCATCCTCACTGACGGTGCGAATATCGGCCGCATGCGTGTATACATTGTCCTCGTTGTTTGCGCGGATATAAAGCATATTATCCGCGAACTTCTCCTGCGAGATAATCGTCTTTTCCTTGCCGTCGATAATGAAATACCCGCCATAGTCGTTCTTGCACTCACCCATATAAAATCGGGCTTTGGGTTCGAGACCATGCAGGATACAATGGTTGGATTGAGTCATGATGGGGAACCGGCCGAGAAGTATTCTCTCGAGCGTGGCAGTTGTAACCTCGACGCGGCGACCATTACCGCCGCCGCCGCCGCTATCTGCCGGCGCCGCGATTTTAAAGACGACATCTACGTCATAGTGAATCGTTGTGCCGTATGTCATATTACGCAACCGGGCTTCATTGGGGAACATGTAATGTTCGCGGTCATCGTCGTAGATAATCGGTTTTCCGAAATAGACCTTGTCGCCATTCTTTCCACCTAAATACAACTCACAGCGGAGATTGAACTCCTGCGTATCCGGGTCTTGTTCTTTTTGAAGGATAATCGGGTTTCTCTCGCGGAATATCTTGAAAATCCCTTTTCCGAAGAAGTCATTGTATGAATCGATATGATGACGAACCATCATTTGTGGGTCATCCTCAAATAGACGCTGGATGACTTTCCAAGGCAACTCTGGGTCAGAATCCATTGTTGTATGTATATATTGCTACGATTATATACCTACTTACATTTCATATTACATATTATTTATGTCTGCTTCGCGACGTGTGAAGTACGGCGGCGGCGGCGGTGACTGCGGTTTGATTTTTTATTACGACGACGCGTGGTTTTCGTCTTTTTCCTAAAAACGCGCCTTGATTTACCGCCTCTAGATGACTTATCAAACATTAGTCTTCTCGCTGTATCACAGTTGGTTGGACTTCCAACTACATTCGCAAACAACTTTGCATTCGCAGAAGAATTAGAGTTTCTTGCTTCCGCAAACATCCGTCGTTGTTCTTCATGTAAAAGTGCAATCTTATTATCAAGAATTCGCTCATTCTCAGCAAGGTCATTCAATATTTTCCATAATTCATCATTTTCTTCACTATATTCGAGTCTTTCTTTTCCATATGCATGTTTCCATTGTAGAGGTATACTGAGCGCCTCCGCACGCGACGGCTCATAAATTGAATGATTCTGCTCAGGATTACTCCTAGTATAAGGCATAATAGGAGTTTCTCTCCCAGAACGTACAGTATCATCACTATTGCAACTGACACTGCCACTCATTATACCACAATCAACGCAATTATTATAATATTATACGATATTTTATAATAATCCGTACCCCATGTTTTTCAACGAAAACTAAACGGGTCAACAATCGCTACACTCACCGCATTCTGCTTATTTGTATTACGCACTTCGGCTGCCCCGAACAATAATATGGCGAATAACAAAATAAAAGGGAAAAGCAGTATAAACCAGGCGAAATTGGTGTATCCGCGCGAACAGATGAAGTTCAGGAGCCATGTCCAGAAGACGATGAAGAGTATTTCAACGATGAAAATCGTGGATGTATTCGCGACGTTGCAACTCACATTCCCGAAACAGTAATGATGGGTATTTTCCAGGTTGTCGAAAATCATCATAAAAATCGAAATAACCGAGAGAATGAAATAGATGAGCGCTGGAGTGCATAGATTCTGGATTTTGCTGATAATACCTTCCATCGGGATAAGATTGTGTGTGTATATATTAGTATTTTACAAAAATTCCATTCCATTCCATGATTCCATGATTCCATGATTCCATGATTCCATTTCATTTCATTTCATTTCATTTCATTTCATTACATCCGGTGTAATAATGGTTGTCCTATCGGTTGAATCGTCGGGTCAGATGAAGCCACTGGCGTAGCTGCGCCTTGTATTACGTTAACCGCAGTTGCAGGCATTTGTGTGGCATTATTTATTTCAGGTTTCACCGTTTCTGGTAAAAGATGTATCATTCCTCCACTCTGTTCACCGATAAAATAGCGGTGTTTGCGACCGCGTTTATTGCCCTTACGACCATGACGACGACTGCGGCCTCCGCCAGCAAGTATACCCTTTTCGACCAAGTGATTGCTACTCTGCGGAGGCGCTAAAGTATTCGTATTCAATGAAAAATGGTTGCCACTATTAGTTGCATAGGCGGAGGCCGAACCGGCCGTTTGATGCTCCATACCGCTAGGATGCCATGCGGAACCCGTACCAACTACATTACTTCCACCGGACTGGCATCCTTTTTGCGACCATTTGTGTGTCTTACGCTTCTTTTTGTCGGTGCGACTGCGACGTTTACTGCTGCCGCCGCCGCCACCGCAAGCCTTATTACCTTTTCGATACTGTTTACGACGACTGCGATTACGACTGCTTGATGCCATTTATGTATGTATTATTATACTAACGATAGAAAAATAATACGTCTGGTGGGGGGTGGCACTGCGTCTAAAGAATATCTAAACAATATCTATCTTGTTTACACAATATCTACATGTGTCAACATATGCCGACGGCAACACATCTTCGTCAATCCAAGTGCGTCCATAACTTCGCCTTCCGGCGTCTTGTCGATATATTCCGCGGTGAGGTAGATAACCTTGTCGACGTCGAGATTCCGGGAAAGCTTGATTTTACGCACTTCGGCTAAATAGTATCGGTATTTGTCGGCGAGAACTTTGCCGCAGGTGAAACATTTGATGGGGATAATCATGGTGGGTGATGATAGAGTAACGAAGTGTCACGGAGTAACGGAGTAACGGAGTAACGGAGTAACGGAGTAACGGAGTAACGGAGTGGCGATGATGGGTTTGATATATGAATACATATTGTTTTTATATATCAATTTTTATGTTAACTTGATTCGTTTAATTTTGATTCGTTTAATTTTGATTCGTTTAATTGTGTGATTGCTTTGACAGCATTTGCATATAGTGGCTTATTACTTATTACATCTAAAATGCTATTTAACTCAACCTCATTCGCATTTTCTGTTTTCGTCATAGTTTCAGTTTTGAAAGCGTCAAAATCGTTATCGTTTCTACCCATTGCTCTGAGGAATGCATTTTTGGCATTCATTTTATCTAATGTTTGTTCTAGTTCTTCATAAGTTACCATATGTCCTCCCCTCATCACCTTCCGACTCTTCCTACGACGCACATTCTTCAATGTGCGCTTCTTGCGGCGTCCACCGTTCTTCGACTTCGACTGCGATCTCTTCTGCGACTTCGAACTATAACTTTGCATTTTATACTATAAACGCATAAAATAAAATACGCGGCGCATGAAATCCCTCGTATTTTATTCCTAAAATGGCTTACTGAAATAGCGACATAACTCGTTGCAGTTCCGCCTGGTTTTGGAAGGGGTGAGTTCCGGTTCTGGATCTAGACCTAGACCTAGACTGAGATGGTGAACTACGACGTTTGGTTGAGTGGGGTGATTTGGACGGAACCTTAAACCCCCCACTCTGCTTCTGCTGTTGGTTATTACCCTGATTCTGATTCATTTTTATAGAATACGGATATAATAATATTCAGTCATTTCATTCACGCCTTAATCGCCCCCTCTTTCAAACACCCCCGCCCTCCAACACATTCTCCTAAATAATAATAATACGCAATATCTCGTTCTTGGTTCTTCTCATCTTTCATGTCATACGGGCGCTTCGAGTTCCCCGCCACACATTTCCCAGGGATTTTGGCGCCGTCTGACCGACCACTCGGGTCTCTCGCCTTAGCCTCCGCCGTATTCATAAGAACCGCGGGGTCATTATCCCCTTCAAACCCGGTATACTTCGTCCATCCGCAGCAGCATTTCGTACCGCACATCGTGCGCGATTTCATGGTATTGCATGCGCGTTCTAATTCTTCCGGTGACTTCTGATGCATCACACAAAATGCATCACTGCATCCCGTATGTATTTTCTCTAGTTCGGCTTCAGTGTACCTACTACCGAACGCCTCTTTCAGTTCATTACGCATACTGATTGCGGGAACCGTCCATGGGACGTCGGTGGGGATATCTCTTCCGATACCCGTATTTGGTTCAATATGTACTTTTCGTTCTACGACTCCAGGCGTCGTCGTCGTCGTTGCCCCCGCCTCTGCCCCTGCCGCCGCCCCCGCCGCCGCGCCGCCGTCACCACTCGCTAAATCAATATAAATAATACCTCCCAGCAAAATCATGACAACTACTAGAATCGCGCCGATATTCTTGAAAAACGACTCCCCTAAACTGGTTCCTTTGAATGCGGTTATTCCAGTCTCAGCTGAAGACGAAAAGAAATCCTGGGCACTACTTACACCCGTCGTCCCCGCTTCTTTGATTGCCGTGAGGGCGTTTGAGAATTTATCCATTGTTGTTTATGTTTATGGACGTACTACCAATTACATTAGATATAGATTATAATGCCGTCGGTGCCCCCGCCGCCCCCGCCCCCCGCGCCGCTTTCGCCACAATCCGCACCCCCTTCCCCGTTTTCACCTTGACATGTTCCACCCCCGTCGTGTGAATCTCTCGATGACAGTCCTCGCATATCGACGCCAGATTCGCAGGATGGTTCTTGTGAATGTGTCCGATAAAGTCATCCGCATCAGCGCTCTCTTGGTGTTGAAGATGGTGAATCTCGGTCCCCCGCGCCTTCTCGCATAGTTCGCATAATCGTCGCAGTTTCGCCGCATTGTACCGCGACGGCGTGGCATCATCTAAAATACTCGCGGTCGGTGTTTTCGTGCTAACCCCGCGATATTTCACGCGTATCGTGTTCGCATTCTCCAAGAAATCATCGGGTAGATGCAGCGATTTACATACTTCCAGACCATACATGCTTTCCCCCGCGCCGTCCTGGAGTTTCCGGTCATAGACGAGTGTGTCGCGCGCTTTGTCGTAGAAGACGCGCATATGCGCGAGTCGGAGGCGCGGGGCCATCTCTCGAATCTCCGAGTATCCCGCGATTTCATGGAGATGCGTTGCGAAGATAAACGACGCGCCGGCGTGGTAAAGATGCTGTAACCCCGCTACAAAGATACTAATCGCGGAGTCCATCTCTGTTCCAGAGCATAACTCATCGCCTAATACGAGTGTGCACCGGTCGGCCATTCGCAGAATCACGCGAAGTTCCGACATTTCCACGACGAATGTAGACAGCCCCTTAAATAAATTATCATTCCCGAGAATGCGTGTCATAATTGCGCGGTAAGGTCGGTATACGAACCCGGTAGCAGGAACATAAAATCCGGCCTGCGCCATAATGACGGCAACGCCGATTGCGCGGATGAGACTGGTTTTCCCGACAGCGTTCGTCCCGTAGAGAAGCATCCCATCTCCGTCAAGTGTAACGTCATTCGTTATGTAACATTCGTCTTCATTGATTCTCTCGATGAGGCAATGACGAAGACCTGTTGCGCGGACGAATGACGCGCCCGCGCCTGCGACCGCACCCGCGACCTCGGGTCGACAATACCTGTACTTCCGTGCAACGTGGCACCTATTCTGTATCATGTCCACTGCGCTGACAAACGCCACCATATTATCGAAATCATGACAGTATTCATGTAGTGACCCGATAAACTGGAAATAAATCATCGAGACCATATCCGATATTTTGACGCGGAGTGAAACAACCGATGCGCATAGTTCATAGATTTGCTGACTATGGATGGTATTATTACTCGCAGATGCGGTGGGGAAAGTCAACGCGGATGTATCAAACATAAGAACGCGGTCGCCGGTGCCGCCGCTGCCGCCGCCGCTGTTCGGTATTGTGATGGTGATGGGTATTATTTTTCCCCCGGCCCCTCCCGGCAGTTTCTTCACCCGGTCTTCGATGAGTTTTGTGCGCCGTTTTGTTGCCTGAAGCGAAATCCCCATTTTATCGGTTTCATGGAGTTTGACATAATCAGGTTCGGCCCCCGAGCTCCCGCCGACACTAAACGATTTTTGTTCGCCGGCAATAATGAGCTCATTCAAGACCCGTTGCACTTCGTCGAGAGATTTTTGTACTATCCGATACTCATCAGTGAGTTTATCCAATTCCGCGGATATTCCGCGTTGAATAATATTCGTTTCAAATAAGGTGTCTGTGATATCGCGACACAACTCGATATTCAGTGTCTTCTCGAATAAGTCCAACAGAAGTGTGCTTTTCCCCACCACGTCATTCTGAATACTGTGTCTCTCGGAAAGGTATTGTGTAATCACGGAATCTCTCAAACACGCCGAATATAATTCGCGAATATGGCGCAAATTATGAAAGAGGCAATGGGCATGATACGGTGTAATCTTGCGCAGAATAATATGACGGTGCAGTTTCTCGATATCTTTCATATAGGATAATCTCTCGCGCAGGGTCGCCACGTCCAGTCTCTCGGTGTCTACGCCCCCGCCCCCGCCGAGAGATAAGACATGCGCCGTCACTGCGTAGTCTTGTTCTAGTTTTTCAACACAGAATATCGGGTGTAAAATTGCGTATTTGTATGCGCGAGACCCCATAGGAGTCACGGTATGATTCAGAAGCGATAGTACTGAACTCAAACGTGTCGCGCCACCACCACCACCACCACCAGCATTCCCGTCATCAATGATATTCAGTTGACGTAATGAATGATTGGCGAGAATCAATCTCTCGGACATATTTTCAAATACGGGCTCTTGAATCTTAGAAACTAAACTCGGATTATGTTCGTAGATGAAGTTCAACAAATAAACGAGGGATTGCGTCGCAATTGTATAGTTCATAAATGATTGTTCGAGAGATTTGGCGCGACCATCCGGGTAAAATGTATTCAATACTTCCATTTGGTAGATTTGTTTGGTGCATCTCTCGGCTTTCGCTGCCGTCGCCGTCGCCGTCCCCGTCGCCACCGTCGCCACCGCCGCCACCCGATGAATCATTTTCGCTTGTATATTTGTATAATGAATGACGTCTTCTACTTCTCTCGCCGAGAGATTGGATATCAGAATCACCTCCGATGGAGTATTCGACGATATAAATCTCTCGACTTCATCATATGTAGTCGGGTTATGTGCGTCTTTACTCTCGGTTTCAAAGATGGTAGCGCGTCCCGTGTATACGTCGATATTTGTCATTCCCATAACAAGAACGCGAGAGATTTTCTCAATCCAGATACATGCAATGTTATTGGACAGTGCAACGCTGCTGCTGCTGCCACCGCCGCCGCCACCCCCGCCCCCGCCACCAGGCGCAATATCCGTAGAAAAGTAGGTCCCTGGTGAATAAATCCCTTGAAGGATGCGAACCGGTGGGGTCTTCAGTCCATCCTGCACGTAGACAACCGCAGTATACCCGGCATCCTGTAATTTTTTCAAGTATTTATCCAGACCATAATCACGAAACCCCGCCATCACAACCCCCGGCGTCTTATTCGCCTTCGCCAGTTCACAAATCAAGCAAAAGTCGTCAATACGACTACCGGTGCATGTCACGCCGCCGACGCCCCCTCCGGCCGGAGTAATTAATTGTCCGTACACCTCAAAAAACGCCCCCACCTGAAGAAGGACGACCGTATTCGCACCATATTCTGCGGTGTATTTTTCGGTTAGAGCAAAATATTCTTTAATAAGAGCCATTGCAGAGTCGACTTAATAAAGAACCAGCGAATAATGACGATACGCTACTACATATCTCTCGGATTATACCTTTATTATATATTCATCACGCGTGTAATTTCCGCACGACATACCGGGCACTCGTTTTTCGTCATCTTGGAATAACACAGACCGCAACACACTTGATGTTCGCATGGAGAGAACCGTGCATTCACGCGATATTTTACACACAAAATACATTGGTCGGCGTGGCCGTCGTCGCCGTCGTCGGCGATTTCTTCGGGGTCAGGGAGATGCGCGATGGAAAGAAGAGCAGATGATGCCGACGGAATGGACGGAAGTTCCGGTGGATAATTTACAAACATACCTGGGTCCATCGTTAGACGCGTATAATACCCCAGATAACCTATTCGCGCAAATTGACTATCACATATACGGATGCGTCTTCGCATGGTGTCATTTCTCTCGTAATATACACTATTGTTATCATTTCGAGAGATATTGAATACAATATTCGGTGATACATTCGCGACATCGATGGTCACCATTTGATTCGCGAGTATATGAATATCATTGTCATATACATAAGCGCGATACGCCCAGATTTGATAAGAACGAGCACTAATCCAAGTCGGGTAGTTCGGAGGATGGTCAGTTAGAAAGACATAAATATCGTTGAGGTCGATGATTGGTATTGTAACCTGATTATTTTCCATGATTTCATGGACTTCTGATGTGATGTGCTGATGATTGAGGTTCAATCCTGGAAAACGTTCCACACACGCATCACTTCGCCGCACAATATAGGTTGGTGAATAAGGGTCGTTGTCTGGACGATATACAATCCATTCATCTGATACATACGGCTTTTCTCGAAAATGAAGATGTTCTGGGTCTTCTTTGTAACTAGCATATGTGTCACGCATACTGGGTGTGAGAAACTGAGGAGATGCGCTCCATGTATCGGTTCCAGGGAGTCGGATAGTTATGTTCATAACAATATGGGATTATATAATAGTATTGTTGTATATTTATGTCCGTTATACGTATAGGCGTTGCATATATCTGAAATCCAATTCAACTTAAAACGTTTTCTATGTCGTTATATATTGGTCTAATCACAACATACTCCACGCCCCACCCACCCCCGCCACATGAACCACCTACGAGCGAATCATATCCATAACATTACACTGGACGTGCGTATCTCGTGTGATACATTCTGGGATTACCGTTTCAATATCCCGATACGAATTAGCGACTATTATACTTCGAATGAACGAAACATCGCGAACGGAGGAGGAGGTGGAGATAATCATGCACATGAACAACATAGAAACAATGTATGCGAACATGGTACGATGGCCCGAAGCGACCCGATGTTTCTACGACTAGAAGAGTATCTCGTTGAGTACGTTATTCAACATATATATGATGACCTTGTCAGAAAGCGTCAACAACGCGATATTCCGATTCTTTTGAAAAAGGCGCGGAAGTTTCATATCCACGGTAGGACATTGGAAGACCTGCTATTTCCGACCAATACCAATACGGCTGGTAGAATGGACCAAATGATGCCGGAGAATACGGTGTATATATGCACACATTGTAGGTAATGAAATGGAATGGAATGGAATGGAATGGAATGGAATGGAATGGAATGGAATGGAATGGAATGGAACGCGAACGGCAGTGTAGCGACGCGAACGGCAGTGTTACTCGCCGCCACCACCACCCGACATGAAATTGTGTAATAAAACGTCCTTATTTGTATTTTTGACATCACCCGTTAAAATAGAGTCCTCATACATTCGTCGAAGAACATCCGGCGGAGCATTTGAACCGATTTTCAGGAGATGGTGGTCATATAAATACTTCCTTATTTCACCAATCGTCTTTTGTTTCAATGAAAGATGCTGCGTTTGAATATGTCGCTGTGTTTGTTTATTTTTCAACAACACACCGACAACGTCGTCATGTTTTCCAATACGGAAACGCTTCTTCTTCGTTTTGCGGATTTTTACACGCATTCCGGCAACTTGTGCCGGGTCGATTCCACTTGACGCGCCGTTTAGACCGTTACTCGCTTCGCCGCCGCCGCCGCCGCCGCCATTTTGCTCCTGCTGCGACGGCTGTGTAGAGTCACCATCACCCCCGCCAAACATATTTTTAATCGTATCTACCGGTTTATGCAACATTTTAGTCGCCCATTCTCGGAATGTCGGCTTCGTTCCATTTTTAAGACATCCATGAGGCGGGTCTTCTTTGATGAAAATAGAAGGAAGAAAGTCTTCTGGTTTTTCAGGAATATGCAATGGTGGTTCTGTTGCTGCCGTTGCCGCTGCTCCCGCTGCTTCCGTCGTCCCCGCCGTCCCCGATGCCGCCGACGATGCTCCCGACGCAATTGTATTGTTATACATATCCGCGAGGTCAGTTATTTTGGGAGGTGATGGTATTTCAGGTGTCTGGTTCGGAGAGGTCATGTCGAACAAATTGAGTGACGGCGTCATCATACCCAGGCCCAGGCTCGGGGTCGGGGTCGGAATCGCACTAGAATGGGTAGGTACAACCGGTAAGCCCAATAACCCTGTATTTGTAAGAATCTCACCGCTCTTCAGTGTAGTTGAAAAATCATTCAACATTTTGGCTTCCGGCGTTTTTGCGTCATTCTTCGGAATGTCATTATTATTATTACGGCGTTTCTGTGTCAGTTGTTGTTGTTCACGGCGCTTGAGTGCAAGTTTTCGCAGGAAATCCATGGACTGGGTGAAGTTTTCGTCCGTCTTCGCGCTGGCACCGCCGCCACTCATCTGTTCGGCAGCACCGGCACCAGCACCAGCACCGTCACTCCCACCACCAGCATTCTGGTCATGATTTCTCGAACGTTCGCGCGTCCTCTGATGCTGTTTGATTCTCTCGAGTAATGTTTTTTTAAGTGTACTCGGCTGAACAATCGAGCTCGGGCGTATTCTCCGCTCATTACGGTCGCTGCTGCCGCCGCCGCTACGCCTCGAACGTCGTTTGGAACTACCCCCGATGCCACCACCGCCGCCGCCACCGCCACCGCCAATCAATGAGGCAGAATCTATGGTTATACTTTTTCTCTCATTACTCATTGGGTTGGGTTGGAGTTCACTTCAACCGTATGTGTATTATCTTATATATAACTTATAAGATACTACGAATATATAATATTCACAAATATAACGTCTTCATATATGGTCCAGTTCCTCGTTCTTTTCGGTCTTTCACTTCCGGATTTTCAATGAAGAGTTTGAACCCGTTCTCTAAATCGTCTAATGTTATGATTTTTTTATCACACACCGGAAGACAGAATACACGGCGACTATGCGCAATTTTCGTTTTCGTGAATAATGTTTCCATATCACGACCATATGTCGTAAAATAATCCATTCGAGATGCAAACCATGAATCAGGTAGCCCCCCCTCTTGTCCTGCCGCAATTGTCCACCCATAATCATACACTTGTTTTTTGTAGATGGATTTGAGCTCGCCCGGTTTATATGCATCCAATTTGAAACGCCAGGTGAACCTGGAGTTCAACCCTTCATTCAAACTGAAAAAACAGTCGTTCAGTTCCTTTTCATAACCGGCAATAATCACCATCCAGTTATGTTTATGTTCGCTCAGTGCTTCACATAACGTATCCACGCACTCCTTCGCGAAACTGTCGCGTTTTTCCGAATTGCCGAGCGAATAGGCTTCGTCGATAAATAACACCCCGCCCAATGACGCTTTAATCATATCCTTCGTTTTGATTGCGGTTTGCCCTAAATACCCGGCAACGAGGTCATTCCGACTCACTTTTTTGAAGGTTTTCTTGTTCAATATACCAAGGTTACTGAAAATACGTCCGATGATTTTGGCGACTTCCGTTTTACCTGAACCAGGTGGTCCGTATATCACGGTATGCATAAAGTCGCCCTTCGTAGGAAGCGCGAAATTATCCGTTCCAGATGCTGGCGGCGGCGTCCATGGCGGAATCTTTGAACTCATTGGTTTGAACTCCATACTCGCGGATGCCTGAAATCCCGCAAATAATGGGGGCGGCGCACTTTGAACGAATGGATTAAATACTGCATTGACGTGCTGTTTTATTGGAGCGGTGTCCGGCGTCGGTGTCGGTGTCGGTGTCGGCTTTACTTCGGGGAGATGCAGTTCTTGTAAATAATACAGAATCTGGTCTACAATTGTTTTTTTGATAGTATCCATTCCAATCATGTTCGACAAATCGCACAAGGGTTCGCGTATGGCATGAATTGCAGTCATATTGATATTGTACTTTTTTGTATCCGACAACGGATATTTGTCACAAAGCGCAATGAGGTCGTCAATATGTTGAATATTCTCGCGAATCTCAATGAACTCGGGTTCGGGTAATGCTGGTGGTGGCGGTGGTGGCGGTGGCGCAAATGGATTCGATTGTTGTTGTATTGGGCTCACTTGAAATGGAAATAGGGTTGTCCATAAGTTGGGAATAAATGGCGATGTTGGCGTAAAAGGTGTGAATGTCATGTTCATAAATGGATTGGGTGCGGGTACGGATGCGGCCGTGGCGGACGTGGACGGCGCGGGCGCCTCTTGCGACGGCGTGAACTTATAAATACCGTTATCATCCACATACGAATAGGGTGTCTTTGATTTGTGAAAATATTGGTGTAATTGTTGCTCCATCTTCAATACTTGTTTTTCATTTTCAATACGCTCTTTCTCATGTTTCTTTAATGTATCTTGGCGAGACGGTGGCGGCGGTGCTGGCGGCGGCCCTGGCAATGGTTTCGTATGTTGTTCTTGTGATTGATGACCAGACAGCGCCGACGACGCTGGTGGTGGCGGCGAACGATAATACCAGCGACGTTTCTTACGCAAGGGCGAACGATTTGGATTATTACTATTACTATTACTATTACTGTTACTATTATTGTTATGGTTCATTCGTTGTTTCTCACGGACAACCACGTCGAATCGGGTAATAGAATACAGCCGAAAGGTTTATATCATATTCATTGTGGGTTTATCATTCGAAAACAACATAAAAATAAATTGAAAATACAATATAGTTTACCCCGATATATAACAATCAGGGTCAATTCATATTCCATTCATTCTAGATTTCAGATTCCATTCCATTCCATTTCAGATTCCATTCCATTTCAGATTCCATTCCATTTCATTATTGTTACATCCACCCTATGCCAAAACTTGTAGTACGCAAATCAAAGGAGAATACCGCTGCCGGACCCGCACCCGCACCCGCAACGAATCCAGTTCCAGAACAATACCAAAAAGACCCCGCTCACAAGACACCTAATAACAACAATGAAGTAGCACCTACCTATGAAATGCTCAATCCACGTTACGCAAATGAAGTGGGCCAGCATCACGCCGACAACGTCGACGACAACGTCGACGACATCGACCATACCCAAAAACTCAAAAACCGCATAGGAAATTATATCGAAGAACCCTGGACACTCATCGGGTCGTACTTTGAAGGCAAACATCTCGACCAGTTGGTCCGTCATCAGATTGAGTCCTACAACGACATGGTCAATGTTCAATTGAAACGAACTGTCGACATGTTCAATCCAGTGAGAATCGTATCCGACCAAGATTACGACCGAGTATCGCATACACATCGTCTAGAAATAGAGGTTTCATTCGCGAACTTATACCTGTCTCGCCCACAAATCCACGAAAATACAGGCGCCATGAAGATTCTCTTTCCGCAAGAAGCCCGACTTCGCAACTTTACATATGCATCAATGATGACGCTTGACATGAGTGTCAAGTATATTGTTCGCGGCAACGGCGGTGGTAACGGCGGGGGAGGCAACGGCGGCGGCAACGGCGGCGACATCACGATTCATCATAAGGTCTTCCCAAAAATCCAAATCGGAAAACTGCCAATCATGTTGAAATCGTGTATTTGCGTATTGACGCAACATAAGCACCTCGACCACAATGTCACCGGAGAATGCCCCTACGATGCTGGCGGTTATTTCATCATCAATGGAAGCGAGAAAACTGTCCTAGGGCAGGAACGTGCCGCCGAAAACAAGGTGCTTTGTTACAATGTCGCAAAGAATAACACCAAGTATCTCTATAGTGCGGAAATCAAGTCGATTCCTGACTCGAAATGCATTTCACCGAAACAAATCAACATGATGGTAGTCGCAAAACAAAATGGGTTCGGTCATCCACTCGTCATTCAGATTCCGCGAATGAAACAGCCGATTCCACTCTTCGTCGTATTTCGCGCACTGGGCATCATTTCGGACCGCGAGATATGTGAGTATATTGTATATAATATTTCGGGGTCGGGGTCGGGGTCGGAGGGCACTGAGGGCGATGGCAGCGTCGAAATATCCGACAAACTGTTGAAATCCCTTCAAGCCTCTATCATCGATGCAAATGGTATCATGACACAGGAAGACGCGGTTCGTTATTTCACATCGCAAGTCATATTCACCCCAATCAATATGGATAAAGAGACCGGCGCAATCAAGAAGCGCGAGTTCGCTCACGAAGTACTTCACAACGACCTTTTCCCACACTGCAATACCGCCAAACAACGCATATTCTTCCTCGGATATATGGCACACAAACTGCTATGCGCATTCTTTGAAATCAACAAACAGGATGACCGTGATTCATACCTGAACAAGCGCGTCGACCTCACCGGCGCACTCCTGAATAACCTCTTCCGGAATTATTTCAACAAACTCGTGAAGGATATGTCGAAGCAGGTTGTCCGCGAAATCAATACGGGGTCGTGGCGTTCTACGGAGGACTATCTCGGTATCATCAATGATACGAACATGTATAAAATCATCAAGTCGACCACCATTGAAAACGGTCTCAAACGCGCGCTTTCTACCGGAGATTTCGGAATCAAGAGCATGACGAGTAACAAGGTCGGTGTGGCGCAAGTACTCAATCGTTTGACCTATTCGTCGAGTCTCAGTCACCTTCGTCGTATCAATACGCCCATCGACAAAAGCGGCAAACTTGTTCCACCGCGTAAGCTGCACAACACATCATGGGGGTTCATTTGCCCCGCGGAAACCCCGGAAGGTGGCAGTATCGGCGTTGTCAAGAATATCAGTTATTTGAGTCACGTTACCATTCATAGCAACCCGGCGTCACTTCACGCATATATCGACGAGTATATTGAGCGCGTAGAGACGCTGACACCGAGCGAGACGTATCGTCAGGTGAAAGTGTTTGTCAATGGAATCTGGGTGGGGATTACGCGCGACCCCTTGCGTTTATACCGGGAGTTCAAATTGAAGAAATGGCGCGGAATCATCAATATTTACACGTCGGTGGTATTTGATTACCCGAACGCCGAGATTCGGATATGCAACGATGCAGGGCGAATGATGCGACCGCTCCTCTTGGTCAACCAGGATACAAATGACTTGTATATCACGCGCGAAATGATTGGTCGAGTCGCGGCGAAAGAAATCGGGTGGGATGACTTGTTGACGCATATTGCGAGCGAAGGCGGAGAGCACGACGACGCGGATAACGCACACGGTGTTATCGAGTATATCGACCCGGATGAACAGGCGTTCAGTATGATTGCGATGCGCCCGAAGCATCTTTTGCGCAATGAAACGGAGTCGAGGTCCCCCTATATTTACAAGTATTCGCACTGCGAGATTCATCCGAGTACGATGTTCGGGGTTTTGGCGTCGTGTATTCCGTTTCCAGAGCATAACCAGGCGCCTAGGAATACGTATCAATGCGCCATGGGCAAGCAAGCCATCGGCATCTACGTCACGAATTACCAGCGCCGTATGGACAAGACCGCATATGTTCTCACCTACCCTCACCGCCCCCTCGTGGATACGCGTCTGATGCAGATGATTCAACTCGCGGAAATCCCCTCGGGCGCACCACTCATCGTCGCGATTATGTCGTATACCGGCTACAATCAGGAAGACTCCGTTCTCGTGAATCAAGGCGCAATCGACCGCGGAATGTTCTCCGCCACGATTTATCACACGGAGAAGGATGAAGACAAGAAAATCAACGGCGATGAAGAAATCCGATGCCATCCCGATGTATCCAAGACGAAGGGGATGAAGTTCGGAAACTACGACAAGTTGAACCAGCGCGGAGTCATGCCAGCGAACACCTTCATCGAGAACCGCGACATCATTATGGGGAAGGTGATTCCAATCAAAGATAACCGAAACGACCCAACAAAAATTGTGAAATACGAAGACATCAGCCGCGTCTATCATACATCAGAGGAGTGTTATGTCGACAAGAGTTATATCGATACGAACGGCGAGGGATACTGCTTCTGTAAGGTCCGCGTCCGCGCATTTCGCAAACCGGTGATTGGTGATAAAGTGTCGAGTCGAATGGGGCAGAAAGGTACGATAGGGAATATTATTCCAGAGCGCGATATGCCATTTACGAAGGACGGGATTCGCCCCGATATCATTATCAACCCTCACGCGATTCCGTCTCGTATGACGATTGGGCAACTGAAGGAGACGTTGCTGGGGAAGGTTTTGGTCAATTTAGGATTATTCGGGGACGGAACATCATTCGGTGAATACGATATTAAGGATATTAGCAAGGAGTTGCTGAAGGTGGGGTTTGAAATGAACGGGAATGAACTCCTCTACAACGGTCTCACTGGCGAACAAATCAAGTCGGATATCTTCATCGGTCCGGTGTTTTACCAGCGCCTGAAACATATGGTGAATGACAAGCAGCATAGTCGGTCGATTGGACCGATGGTGAACTTCACGCACCAGCCCGCGGAAGGCCGTAGCCGTGATGGCGGTTTACGATTTGGTGAGATGGAGCGTGATGCGATGGTGGGTCATGGTGCATCGCGGTTCACGCGGGGGCGAATGTATGACTGCTCGGATAAATACGAAGTTCATGTATGTCGCAAGTGTGGAATCATTGCGTCGTATAATGATGAGCGGAGTATTCACTTCTGTAAGACGTGTGAGAATCGCGCGGATTTTGCGTTGGTTCAGATTCCGTATGCGTGCAAGTTGCTGTTTCAGGAGCTCGCGACGATGAATGTGGCGCCGAGGATTATAACGTAGCTTGTTCTCGCTTTGTTCTCGCTTTGTTCTCGCTACGCTGCTCCGTCTCGCAAGCTCGACTCCGCACCTTCGCTCGAACCCTAGTCGATTATAACAGACAGATAGTAAACACCAGATAGTAAACACCAGATAGTAAACACCAATTATTATTTATACATGAAATACTGGTCTAATTTTTTACAAAAAAGCACAGGGTTGGAGTGGAATTGCGGAGTCGAGCATGCGAGACGCAGCAATAAAACGACAACGAGACAAGACAACTAATTATTATATCCCGTATTATTATATCATATACGAATCATTACAATAATCAAATGGCTTCTACTTTAGGCGGTGGTGTAAAAGGTATTGCCCCCCATCCTGTTTCAAATGGAACCCTGAAGGGCAGTTCCGAGTTAGAGACAATGCGTTTCACTCTTCGTAAGGCATGGAACGGTTCCGCCGCATCCCAAAATCTTGGTGGCCGCGCCCCTGCCGCAACCCCTTTCCGCATCGTGAATAACGCCGGCGATTATCTCTCCCGCGAGTATTATACATCCGGTGGTTCAAACCAGGTCACATCCGCGAAACAAAGTATCACTTCCGGATGGCGTGGTTTAGCGGGCGGCGTCCACGTCAACGACGATGGCACTGGCATCCCTTCCGCAACATGCAACACCAAGTTCGTCTATGATGGTTCCGATTACACTCGTTTCCGTAAGCAAATGGCCGTCAACCGTAACTACAACGACGCCGGGTTTGGTGGCGCCAATAATGCCGCACAGTCGGCCATTCGCGCGATTCGCAGACGTTAAAATACTACGGCTACGGCGACGGTCACTGAATATGATAATATTATTGTTATCATATTCCTATTCCTATTCCTACAAACTTCTTCTTCTTCCTATCCATCCCTTTTCAGGTTCTAGTTTTAGGAGGCGCAACATACCCCTGTGAACGTGTACGTGAAAGCGCCTCTCGGACATCGTTTACATTCGGCGCTTTGAACAGTAACTGGTCCGATTCTTTCAAGCGCATTGAACTTTTACCGATTGCCTGCAATTTCAACCGTTCCATGCGCGACGATGCGTCATGGCGACCATAAATCAATTTCTGTTTTGTTACTTCAGACACAGTCTCTGTTTCTGTAATACGAGGATAATATGTACGCATATACGCAGTGCGGTTGCTTGAGAATGTAGAGTCATCCGCAGAAGGATAAAACTTTTTCGGCATAACTGATGTTTGGAATATTGTAGGCACATTTGCCTTGAAAATAAGTGACAACTTACGAACAGAAAATATCATTTTCAGACCACCGCCAGAGTGCGCTGTAACTGCAACTCCATTATTAAAAGGCACTCTCTGCCATATTTTCACATTTGGGTCGGTATATGTCAGCACTTGCGTACCATTTACTAAGACGGTCCATGTATTGACATCATTGTTGTTATATAGAATACGAACCGGATACCATTGGTCTTCACCAGGTCCTTTAGGGCCAGGCGAAGTTGTACTTTTCATGACCGCTCTCCCACTTGAATTGAGTACATAAACTCCTACACCAGATAAATCGTTGTTTGAATACTCAGACCAAAAATTGAACAATAACGTGAAAGACATCGCACCTCCAAATTTTACCTGGTAATAATCACCTGCAGTATTGGGGTCACTAGGGTTATTGGGTGACCAAAATACTTCCATATTGAAGTCAAACGAATTGAGTGCAGGGTTGATGAGGAAGTTCGAGTAGGTAATCGTGCCATTTTGCGACGTTTCTTTGTTCAAAATACGTAGTTCTACGTTTGGGTCTGAACCTGTAGTAGGTTGCGAGGCTACAGTGCCTGTTTTAACAATATTATTATACCAGTTTGTATACGTTAAGCTTTCAAACGTCTTTTCAATCGACATTGTGTGAACCTTTATTATTTAATGTATAGATAATAATACTAAATACTGGTGTTTAGGGATAAACTTTTTTTATTAAATTATTGTATAACGCGCCAATTTTTCATAATGCTCAACAAGTATTTAGTCGAGTTTCTTGGAACCGTATTTTTCCTCTATGTCATTATCGCGACTGGTAATGCCATCGCAATCGGTGCTGCTTTAGCAGTTGCCATTATGCTCGGAGGACACATTTCTGGTGGACACTTCAACTCTGCAGTTACAGTCATGATGGCGGCTGCTGGCAAGATTCCCATGTCCGATGCCCTTCCTTACATCCTGGCTCAGGTTGCGGGTGGTCTCGTTGCTCTTGAGCTTCACAAGCGCATCAAGTTCTAAATGGATGATTATTGATTCTGTATAATCGCACTCATGTACGTGCCATTATATATTCGAATATTGTTTGAAGAATATAAAATGTCTATATTATAATAGACATTTAGCAGTAATATGCCGAGCATTTCCAACATTACAAAACAATATGGAGGTATGAAACATAGCGGAGGTATGAAACAGAAAGGTGGTGCTGAATTCCTTGGTATTCAAATCGGCGAAGATAATAAGAATAAGGACGCGACGGCAACGCCTGCGGGAGAAACGCCTGCGGCGGTGCCTGAAACGACGGTGGCGGCGGAAGATTCAAATGAAAACCAATCTGATAAACCTGGTGTTTTTGACCAATTAAAAAATGCAGTTGGTTTAGGTACGGGCGACGCGGAAGCTGACGCTGGCGCTGACGCTGATGCAGAGGCCGAGGCGAAGGCGAAGGCGAAAGCAAAGGAAGAGGCCGAAGCCGAAGCCGAAAAGGGTAACAACGAGCCAAGTATGATTGATAAATTAAAAGGAATGATACCATTTTCAAGTGACAAGACTAAGAAAGATGCAACCGCGGAGGCATCGGCGGCGGAGACTGTCGAAAGCGACGGCGAAAGCGGCGAAAGCGGAAGCGAGGTCAGCGAAGTAAGCGAAAGCGACGAAAGCAGTGACGATAGCGAAGACAAAGATGATGATGACATTGAACCGACAATCAAGAAGTTCACAGATGAAATGGAAGAACTCCGCGCCAAGTACGAAAAATTAAAGGAAAAAAACCGACAATTAAGGGAGAAAATAAAACAACATACCGGTTCTTCAAAAAAAGACAACAGTGAATTTTCCAGAATGATTGCGTCCTTTTTCGCGATTGAGGGTTCTCTTGCGCAATTGAAATTATCATTGAAAAAGCATGCAGACCAGAATGGATTCCCTGTGGATGGTTTAGGGTTAGATGATACTGAATCAGCGGCGCCGGCGCCGGCACCCGAATCAGAATCAGAGGCGGAAGAGGCGGAGGTGGAGGCGGAACCTACTGCCGCCGCTCCTGCTCCTGCTCCTGCTCCCGCAGAAGAAGTGCCTGCGCCCGAAGCTGGAAGGCAAGAACCCGCTGCGACCGAACCCGCACCCGAAGGTGCAGATATGGCTGCTGCGAGTGAGGTGCCGCCAACTGGTTCCGAAACAGGGGAAGGAATGAATGCGGCCGCGCAAGAAGGAGCCGTACCTGGTTCCGATAAAATGGCGGCGACACCCGCACCCGCACCCGCCGCGACCGAAGAAGAAGGAGCAACAGAAACACCCCCTGAAATACCCGAAATGAACAATGAACCACCCAGTTCGGATTCGGATTCAGGTTCAGAACTTGGAGAGATTCCAGTAAATGAAACCAATCCCAATCCTGAAAATGCCGCCGCCACACCCGCTGCCGCACCCGCCGCCGCATCCAAAGAAGTAAATGCTTTATTCAGTGGAGGCCAACATCATTTCATCCATGGTATGAAGAAAAATAAGACGCATCGTCACCATAAACGACGCAATCGACATCATACATTGCGTAAAAAATAAAGACATGTACATGTACATGGACTTCGGACACAGGCATGAAACCACGAACAATTCATTCGTGTTTTCATACTCTACTTACTTCATTACATTTATTCATCACTTCTTTGAGTACAATAAACGGTATAGAAGATACAACAGAATTGCCGTTAAGCTATAGTAATACACCTGTGATAGTGTATCGCCGCGAATATCGGAAAGGTCACCGTTACGATTATCCTCGTTCGGTTCGATAAGTTGCGCCAATTTTTCAATCATTTCGTCATATAATGAAGGGCCAAACGAACCACCAGACGACCCAGACGCTTCATTCGGTGGCGCAGCGTTATCGCTGGTTGTGTATTCAGCTGGTCTCATTCCACTATAAAATGTCCCAACATTATTATTATGTCGTTCAATGATGTCTTTCGCATCTAAACGTTCGTCGCCAGCATCGACGCCAGTACCGCGTTTGCGGTCAAACTTATCAAACGACAACCCCGTCATCGGCGATGATTTCGTCGCGCTGCCACCAATATTATAACTTAAAGGACTTCGATGCGACATCTGATACGCAACCCCAGAAGAACCAGCTAGACTGCCCATAGAAGTGAGTCCTTCAATCCTTTTATCGGGTGGGCATGTTTTGCCCGATGCTGGATTGCGTCCATTCGGAAAATGGCATGGATTCATTTCCACCATTTCAACGAGCGCGATATGCCGCCGTTTATTCTCTTTAATATTATTATTGTTCACTGTTTGCAGGGTGACCTCAGCACAATCGGGATATGTACCTGCTGTAAAACCGTTGAATAGCTGAACCGGGTTTAATGCACCTAAATTGCCGAGTGCACCAGGAATAAGACCGCGGAGGTCATCCATTGTCTGTCCATCCGCGCCTTTTGAAATAAATGGAATCGACCCATCCGGTATGTTATTTACATAAATCCACCGAGACACCTTCTTTTTCTCACCTGAGCGTTTTTCATCACGCTTTTTTTTCTCTTCATTGAGTGCATTTTTCAGTTTTGTTGCCTGGTCAGATGTTATTTTCTGCGCACGTTCCTGAACTCCGACTTCTTCATATTCTTTGTCCCATTTTTCATCTTCTTCGCGTTCTTTCTTCCATTTTTCGGGCGTAGTTTCGCTACATTTTCCGCTTGTTTCTAAGAAAAATTTATTGCCGAGTGGTCTACCTGTAACACTTGCATTACCTGTTCCCGAAATAAGCACTTCGACGTAGGAGAGAAGACCGTCTACATTTGTTGCCAATGCATTGAGGGAAAATCCAGGCGACATCCCCATTGCTGACGGTTGTTTAATACTTTTCCAGTAATCATAGGATTCCCCTAAGAATTTAGACATCGCACCAATACTATTTATTGGTGAGATTAAATAATGATACCTGATACCTGATACCTGAGACCTGAGACTTTCCTACTTTATTTCGATATTCAGCTGCCCGCCTGGCGAAAGTGATTTATTCAAATCTTCAATTTGTTTTCCTAATTCTTGTAATTTATCCTCTGTTTGCTTTATACTCTCATTTTGTTCTTTCATCGCATTCACGTATTTAGTGAGTTCATTTATTTTACCTTTTATTTCAATGTACTGCCCGCAATCCGTTCCGCATGGCAGTTTCTTTGCGGTTTCTTTTTCATCCTTATTCGCACTGTCGAACGTCCCAGACTTATTCATGGTTTTTCCGCCTTTCGACGACGAGGTCGCCATCCCCTCAATTGCTTTACGAAATATTTCTGCTTCTGACATGTATTCGTCGCGACGGTTCGATGAAACTGGTACGAATAGATGTTTCCAGAATGAGTGACCGAATATTCTCTCGCCGTTGAATAATAATAATATGAAAAGACCGGCGACAATCATAATCGCTGCAATGATGAACGCCTGATATTTAATAATAGGATGTGTCGCGGTGTCATTTACAAATTGTCTTACATTTGACCTAAATAATGATTCATCGGGATGTTCTTCACCATCGGCGTGTATGAAACTGCGAAATATCATTCGAATGTACGGGTACGGATATACTCTTTACATTTGTACACTATTTTTACTTGTTCGACTTTTCTACGATTTTATCCACACTTTGTTTCATGATTGCAATGATTGTATGTTGCCTCTGAATGATTGCATTATTGTTTTTGATATCATTTTGAAGATTGGCTGCATTTTGAACCAGGTCTGTCAACCGTTTTTTCAATGCCAGGACCTCATTACAATCCTTTGGGCAATTCTCGTCGCCGACACCGGCACCGGCATCGGCATCGCCCCCCCCGCTTTGTTTTTTCGTATTCGTATTCGTTTTCGTATTCTTCTTCTTCTTATTCTCCATTCCTTCAATTTCATCTAGACTACCGTGCCGTAATCGTATATTCTCTCGCACATTTAGATAAACACCCTTTACTACATTCCGGAGTGTAATATCTAATATTGCGATGATTGCGCCAATCACTAGTAAAATTGTAAGATTTGATATATTTTTTGTATAAAACTCGATATATTCGAACATTCTCCTCTTATAATAATATCTATACGATAATTATTGTATATGTTATGTATAGATACGAATAGAGAATGAGCAAATCATTTGTTTCGTGGCCACTCAATTTTAGAACAATGAGGGTCGCAATCCGTTCCACCAAAGAATCTACTACACGAAGTGTATTTCCGGGGTTCACTCGACCCGCCGAAAATGGCCCGTCAACACAAGGAAACCCATTAAACGATTTCGGAAGAGACACAAAATGCTGTGCTTTTCCTGAAACCAAAAACGTCATCAAGCGGTCCAATTTCAAACCTCGGCCCATCAAGCACTGGCGTAAAAGTCTGACACCGTCGTCTTCGAATAAATCCCGCCCCACCATCGGGTTTATCGACCGTCCTGGCGGTATCGTCTTTAGAGGAAACTCATGTGGATGTGATGCAGGTGTTGCTTCAAAGCAGAACTACATTGTTCAAGATATACCTAGACCTTTTTTACGCGAATGTATGCCTGATGAACTTGTACAGAATCCCGGTTATAAACAAGTGGGAGTACCAGGGCAACCTGGGTCCTACCAAATCAATACCGGTATTTATGAAACGAAGAATCTCTCGTTCAACCCGAAAAAGCGCATCATTCGCAGCGGGAATACCAACGTAAGTCGGGCGTATCATACAAATACCGCGTCGTATCTTCAGGCGAGATGCAGGACATACCAGCAACAACAGACATTTTCAAAGATGTCGGGGACGCCGAATCAGTATCTTCTGGCGGATGGGACACCCGTCAATCCTAGTGATTCGAAAACTGGGTCGCAGGTATACTATTCAACCAATTGCGGAAACGCCGAGAGAATCTATCCCGACGCGAACGACCGCGCCAAGTGCCGTACAACTGTGATTCACAAACCGAATAATATGAAATACGGTGTTCAAGGTGCAGTATCCGCGGGAACACGTCTCGAGAGATTGAAATTGGACACCATTACAAAGAATGGTGCGTCGTTTAAGACGGCGTTTGGTGTTGCTGCAGGAAATGCTGGTCAGTATCATGGCGCCTCGATGGGTGCGCCATACTTCATCAAGAGCAAGATATTCAAACCGGATTGCAATTTGTACAATCGGGCGGTGAAGAGGCCACATGTGAGGTGTGAATAAAGCGGAATGGGGCGCATTTTCTCACGAATATATAGACGTATAATATATATTCGTGATTCACATTCGTGATTACAATCATGAAACATCACACACGCAAACGTAGTCATTCTCATCACCGTACGCGTATGCGTACACGTAAAAAATCGAACCACCAGCATGACCAGCACCACCACCACACAGACGACGCCACGCTTCGTAGGAACAATTTCTATTTATGGGCGAATCGAAAGTGGCTGAATGAAGTCCCAAAGACACTTCCGAGAGATTTGAAGTATATCCGACCTTTAGACAATTTCAAACTGATACAAGATGAAATGTACCGGAATGTGCTTACCATGGTGCATGATTATACACGGAATAAAACATCTACCGCGCGTCAAATGAAAAATGTACTCGCGTCTTTTCGCGACCTACGTCCCGAACCTATCCTCCGTCATATTTCCGACTTCTGTAAACAATACAATGACCTCGTTCAAGAAAATAACATCTACAAGTTTCTCGGTATTATGAATCAATGCGAAATGGTGAGTTATGCGCTCCCTGTCGTATGGAATGTGTATCCTGATGAATACACACCTGGAAAAATGTCGCCACATTTATGCGGTCCGTCCTTATCATTATACGATTATCGGTTTTATTTGAACGACGCGGTCATCGAGAAACAGATGCGGAATGTGCGGTTGAATGTAAGCAACACATCGGTTGTTCGTGAAGAACAAATGGGCGGGGGCGGCGACAGCGACGGCGACGGTCCCGTATTTGAACCCAATACCATCGAATATATCAAATATAAACACCGTATCACAAAGGCGTTCATGAAATTCATCGACGACGTCTTTACGAAATGCCTCGGGCGCGATTATGAACAAACCCATAATATTAAGGCCCAAGATGTATACGATACTGAATGTATTCTAATGGAACACTTGTCGATGATAGACCATCGATTTGATGAGAATTACGCGAACATCTATCAAAGTGCGAAACATCCGGACAAACCTCCCCATCTCTCGGGAGATAAGACGCGTAAACATACGCACGGGCACGGGCACCGCCACTGTGATTGCGGTATATATACAGATGCTGACGCCACCATTGACGCCGACATGTCAAAACGACTGACCACCCCGCATTATCGGGATAATATTCGTGGTGCAACGCGTGTTCTCACACAAGATGCATTGCCGCTTACTGATATTGACTGGGTCGAGTTTGCCAAGTGGATTGGGTATCCGTCCACCGCGGCCAGTACGCATGCCCCGAAGTACTTCATTGCATATCAGGTCGGGTATTTAAAATCTGTCATGGTGCGTTTGAAAAAGGAGTGGGCGTCCGACAAATGGAAGAGTTACTGGTATTTCATCTACTTTCGACAGCTTATATGTTTCCATGACAAATGGCGAGAGATTTATCTCGACTTCAATGAGACGCTTATCCGCGGGAAAGACACACACTTTCCGAGAGAATATTTCCCGATTATTGGATTGGCGTATACATTCCCGAAGACAATGACGGAAGAGTTCACGCGGCAGTTCAAAAATGAAGAAATGATAACGAAAGTTCGAGAGATTGGAAATACGATACTCGACTGTTACAAAGACCGTATCCAAAAGAATACATGGATGTCGGCATATACCAAGAAGGGTGCGCTTAAAAAACTCAATACACTCGAGTTACGGATTGGCGACGCTAATCTCTCGGCACACGACCCGACAACCCTCGACTACGACCCGAAAGATGCATGGGGAAATCTAATGAAGCGCAGTCTGCAGCGCACATTGTATCTCGCGAAACATCACACGAATCCAGAGGGTAAAATATCGCAGAACGACATTGAACTCATGAACTGGGGAATAATGAAACCAGTCGGGTATCATTCTTTCGTGACGAATGCGTATTATACACCGACTTCAAACAGTATTTATATTCCGACAGCATATATGCACAGTATGAATGTACAATTCGGGCGCGGGTATGAATATGACCTTGCGTCGGTCGGATTTACATTCGGCCATGAAATCTCTCACTCACTTCATGTATCCTCGCGCGTATATGACTATCGCGGCGTCATTAAAAACTGGTGGTCGCGCCCCGATATTGCGACCTATGAACGTAAAATCGCGCGAATACGTAAGCAGTATGAAACCGTGTCCAAAAAAGACGGGTTTGTCATCGACGGAAATCTCTCGCTCCCTGAAAATCTGGCGGATGTTACGGGCATCGCCGTTTGTGAAGATGCATTGAACCGGTTTCATGACCGTGGAGGAGACGCCGACGGCGTTGGTGTCGGTGTCGGAAGCGACGCCAACCTTCGCAGGATGTCATTCAACAATTTTTACACCTATTATGCAATTCAGAGTCGTCAATATGCGAACCGGCGTGAAATCTTGGTCCAGGTTCTTACGAACCCCCACCTTAATATGAAAATACGAACAAATGTCCCCTTGATGCGGAGTAAGACCTTTCATGATGTCGTTGAAATCAAGAAAGGCGATAAAATGTACAATGACGATTTTGACGCTGTGTTTTAGGCGTATATAAGCGACAATAAAATAGGTATAAAACTTCTAGTTTATTGTATTTTAATCTAATAAATGGGAACAACGATGTCAATCGACCATAATGATGATGCTACTACTACTGGATTAAATGATGATGCTGGTGCCGGCGCTCACGCTCACGCTACAATGTTGTCATTCGAAGACAAATTACGCCAGGAATCGATACTAATTCCGGAAGACACCGAAGACATTCATATTCAGTCCGAGGCGACGGCGACAGCGGCGGGGGCCACGGACACGGGCGCAGACACGACCAATAACTACGGCCGCGGAAAACACTGGAAAAGGAACTTAAAGAAAAAACAGCAACAGCAGCAAACGACCGTTGTCACCCACGCAACAGAGCGCACAATTGAGCAACGGCGGGAACAAGTACGACCGATTGTGGATAAACTCACGGAACTCCAGATGAATGTTTCTTACCCGGCCATCCGCGAGTTATACAAACAAATTAGTCACTTTATAAAAACGGGCGAAGACACGAAAATCAAAATCGCGTTCCCCGAATTTTCTCGTAAAATAAAAGGCGAATTATCGAATGCGCCTTATATTCCATGTTGGGTGAAATTGGAGATGGATTAGGCTTCGCAGGAGGGGTGCGTGGACGCGCGCACTAAAACACAATATTGTCATCAATCCATTTTTTGATGCGAATATTCACCGGTTCCAGTATTTTATTCAATCCTTCTACATAATTCAAGTAATACTGCGTATCATTTTGGATTTTCAGAAGTGTATGATAAATAATCGTATAATCTTCTTGGGAATAAAGGTCCGTGATTTTAATGAATATCAGGTCGACATTGGTATCGATGACACTGTCTACCGGATGATGGTGGTCACTTGTCGACACGGACGCGGACGACGTAAGCGTTTTCATCGGGTATTGTCGAGGTAGTTCATCATCTGCTGCATGAGCAGCGGCAGAGGCGGCGTCATCGGGGCGATTCGCGATACGACGCACCAATTCCGGATTATCCAGCATCCCCTTATACATTTGAAGCGTATGAAGAATATGGATTTTGTCCGTTTGATTGTAGGTTCGTATCAAGTTATTAATACCAGTCTTTGCAAGCTCGTTCAATAGTGTGAACAACGCCGCGTTTTCAGTCGTCGCCCCAGCCCCAGCCAGAACCGTCTTATAGAATTTGTTGAACCTGGAAAACACATTATATAAATAAAATACATCTTCCTTTTTGTCGTTATTGTACCACCGCCGCACATGTTGCGTGTATCCCGGCGCTTGAATCGTCAATATATTATTATGAATCGCCAGTTTACTCCCAATCGGATAAAACGCCAGAAACCCAATTTGAAGTAACGCCTGAAGCGGCTCCAATATGGTCTCAAATCGTTCTCTCGGTTTCTTCATTTGACCTGCGATGAAGGAGAGCGTACTTTGCATTCTTCTTAGATTACTTACTACCATTCATTCTGATATATATTTAGACTGTTTTATAGTGACGCGGTCTCACATGCCACCGCCGCCGCCACCGCCACTCCAGGCACCCCAATCCCACCACTGGTCATCGACCGATGAAGAAAGATATTCGTAGACTGAATCGTCGCATGATGAACGTGATACGGTATTTCGTAGTATTCGCACCAGGCAATACACTTATTCACATTCGTTTTCTTATACTGGTCCAGTTTTTCCGCATTCCGATGATTCGTTATGATGGATAGCGTAGATGTTATATTTTCAATCTGCTGAAAACTCACCATTGCATTCATCTCTTCAATCTTGTTCAAGAAATACAAGTCGTGGTCTTGGGAAAGGACCGACAATATACTTTCATGCGAGGATAGACTTGAAAATAAACCGGATATCTGTTCTATTATTTTCCCAGAATGCGCGATTTTGAATCCTTGGCACACAATATATTTTTCTGAATTCGCAATACGACTTGTATGCGGTTTCATGACAGAGACATTCGTATAATAATAACAGAGGAGATAGAGAATATCCACGGTCGCCTTATGAAATACGTCGAAAATCTTCAAAATAAATGTGCCGCCTTGTTTTTGCATGGCTAGAGCATAGAAGACTTCGCACAATATGAGTTGGGTCGCCATATTCTCTTGATTGTTGAAATCCACTGAAAAATCGAACCCGCCATCAGCCGTTATGATTTCCATTTTGTTCCGGTATTTTGTTGCGCAATCCATAAAATTGTCGATTGATATTAAGTTGCCGGTTTTATCAGAGCCCGTTTCAATAATAACATTTGGATGGTTTTCAAGGAATATGCGTGTTTTTTTCCATCCAGGACAAATAGGGTCGTCATTGATGAGCGTCATTCCGTAATATCTATCATTCCCGTATGATATGCCGCTGCCACCACTGCCGCCGCTAACCACGGCATCACAAACCACTTTTTGTGTTTCAAAAATACGGCGCGATACTTTCAATCGCTCGACATCTTTCATGACTTCGTCGTGTAGTTCAGTGTTTCGTTTGAGTATCTGAACTGTCGGTGTGATGTCATTGGCGCTGCCGCTGCCGCTGCCGCCACTTCCGCTGCCACTGCCACTTCCCCCGGCGCCCCCACCCCCCGCATTCATTTCATCTTTCACTGCGCGAATATACTCCAATCCGCGCAAATAAGAGATTGCTTCTATGAACCCACCAGGCCCTTCCGCCAAATGGAACGTATTTATCGCCATTTTGTTATCCGGTCTGGTTACTACATGATGACTGTATTGGGCAAGAATATTGTTGTTCTTGATGATTTCAATCATTTTATAAAAGGAACGCGATAATGGACGCAACTTACTTATATTCGTTTTATTCCCAGAGATGTTCGTATGAATGTACTCATACGGGTTTGTGAACTTTTTGATATTATCCCATGCATCCTGGTATTTCTCAATCTGCTGTTTGATATCGCATAAATGAGAATAGACCGATGATGATACATACACGCTGTCTTGTTTGCCTTCGGCCCCGGCATCGCACTGAGATGCATGAACAATGTGGATTGGAAGCAAGTTGTAATCATCGGGACCGGGACTGGGACCAGGACCGTGTTGTATTATACCCACTTGTGGCAATGAAAAATGATTGTAGTAGGATAAAAATGGTCCACATGCGTGTTTATGTGTATCATTTTCGGTGGTGACTGCACTCCCAGCAGAAACGGAAGAACCATTTGTATGCAATACAGGTTTAAATATATTCTTCGGCGATTTTTTAAACATGTATTATCTATCAGGTATATTTTATATGCAAATGTTTATAAGTCAGTTTTTTTCTTGGTTTGTCGCTTTGGTTTCGGCGCTGATGGAGGCGGTGCGTCGGAAGCGGCTGCGGCTGCGCCTGCGCCTGATGACGACGACATGTCGTCACTGTCTTTCGGTTTCATCTTTTTCGTTCGCTTTTGTATCTTCTTCTCGATTTGTGCGATTGGCGCAGAAGGCGCTTCTTCTGTTTCTGGTTCTGCCGCCGCCGCCGCCGTCGCCGCCGCCGCTTTTACAGTCGTCGTCGTCGTCTTTTTAGGTTTTGGTTTGATTTTCATAGTGGCCTGTTTTGCACCTGCGCCTGCTCCCGTCTCGCTTCCTTGCAGTGCAACCATTTGTTTTTCGGTTTTTTGCTGTCGAAGAATGTGAGCCGCAATCGCAGGTTTTGATGCCACATCAATCGGTTTCGATGCCTTTGCGATTTTTTCAAGCGCGATGCTTGCCAGTGCATCGTCTTCTCCACCCGCAGCTGAAGCACGGTCTTGTTCTTCTTGTAATCCAGCGTATGCCAGGAAACTACTCTTCAGTTGTTTCGCATTGATGTTTCGGTTCTTACGGAATATAAAGTATCGATTATAGAATGAAATCTGTTTCTCTTCCGGTGTCATATATAACGCAGAACCGTATTCTTGACGGCATTGACGTGTCCAGGTATCACCGCCGCCGCCTCCAGTGTCGCCACTGCCGCCCCCCATTTCATCGCGTTTCTTCTTGCAATCCAATTCCATTTGATGAAACATGCCGTCAAATGTGGCTGTTCCATCCGGCATAGGAAACATAAGTGTCGTCGCGGCTTCTTCTGGAGACACCAAATCAAAACCATAATTCTCTAGTAGTTGTGTAAGATAATCGAAATTCACGAGATATTCACGCGTGGCCTTGTTGATTGTGTCTTGATAGACCTCGATTTCATATCCGATACTACTGCTATCTGGTTCGAACTCGGTTTGATGATACTTTTTACGCGCGGACCATATTTTCTGGGGGTCGCCGCTTCCGCCACTGCCGCCGCCGCCGCCGCCGCTCAGGACACATATCTCATCACCGCTTTCCAAACGCGACAACGCCTGAAAGATACGCGCACCATCGAAGCACGTTCCAATGAAATATCCCCCCAATTTAGTACATTCGGCCACATTCTGCAGAAATGTATGCAGTTTCATGATGTTTTCAAAGAAGTAGTGAATCGCGAATTGAACAGAGCAAATATCAAACCCATCGGCACCACGCCCATAATGCGGGTATACGCCTCGACCCAATACACTTGCATCCTTGGCGCCTTCCCCGAAAATCGCGCGTGTAATCAGGCGATACCTCTCGCTAATTGCGGCCTGACCAGACTTAATCTCTTTACTACTGTCGCCATGAATGAAGATTGCGTCCGGAATGTTGTTCTTGGTTTTCTTGATATCCAAATACCGCGCGCATACACCGTCAAACTTATGCTCCAGATTGTCTTTGGAATAATCAATGCCGAATACAAACCCGAGTTTGGCCGCCATCCATTTGGGTAAGTCACCGCCCTTCCCCACCGCGAGGTCAATGAGCGTATTTCCTGGACGCGCGACACTCATTATCAGTTTGCGCTTGATGTATAAGTTGTGAAAGTCGCGCATGCCCTTTGTCATCGTACGTATTTTGGTGCCACGACCCACGTCGACGCCGCCACCGCCGCCGCTAGATTCCGCATGATTGTAGTAAATATCATCGCTGATAAACTCATCGGGAATACCGTCTCCCGTCATTATCATTTCGGGTGTAATCGGATTGTGAATTGAATGCCAGTTGTTATTTGCGACATGATAGGCGTTTCCGTAGTTTTTCCCACCCGCGCGGTATTCCGCCGTTTTATCATGCCGAACGCGTAAAGGCGACCACCGCCAATTCACGGGTTGAGATGCATCGTAACTGAACTCGACAATGGTTTCATCCTGGATGATATCATTCTCCGTCGTCATCATTTGACTCACTCCCGCTTCATCTGGGCGCAACATGATGTGACATATATGCGCGTCATTATCGTAAGGGTATGTGGGATAAAACGGCGCTGGTTTGTATGCATCGCTGCCGCCGCTGCCGCTGCCCGACGACGACGAGTCATTACGCGCCACACCTTCAATCAATGACACGCACGGATTCAGATGTCCATGCTTTCGCTCATCATATCCAACGCGTAACACCAGTGTTTTATATTGCTGAATCTGGACACATCTTGACATATCAACACCGGATTTGAATACATTACTGACAAGGTCTTCGTTATCTTCGCCTTTCTTTGTAGTAACAAGGAAATCGATGGTGTTCATATCCGCGGGTTTCCATTTGAACGAATAATCCCAGGTGGATTTATACAAGGGGCCGGCTTCAGTCGCGTCATTTCGAACAGTACTTCCGACACCGAAATCAATCGGCGTGAATATGAGTCCGTCCGTGTGATACTCGAACTGGTGTTCGGCACATTTACGCAATACAACTGCGCAACAATCGAAGATGGTTTTCCCCGTAGACTGCGACGAGATTTCGAATTTCTTTGTTTCAATACGAATCGGTGGTAATGAATCCGCGCCACCCGACACACATTTCAGTTGCAGGTTCTTGATGAGACTTTCCATCAATGGAAGACGGAAGTTCGTGAGAACCTGGTCTTCATCGATGGAGGGGAAGAAGAGTCGGGCGCGAATATCGGCTTTGTGTACGAAATATACATCAAACGCCAGGAATACATTAATAAAGTCTCCGCTTTTGTTGTGAAGAATATGTTCGCCGTCAAGTAGCGAATTGTAGAGTTTTGAATTCAACGAAACCGCGCCAGTGAATTGAACATTCATATTCATGTCGATGAGATAGACATGACCAGTTTTTGGTGCAATAAATAGGAGTTTACGTTGCCCATCCGCCTTTTCCGTTACAGAGTAATTCAAACGGATATTTGGGACCTTGGAGTCAGGGTCGATGGGGCGGATATTCTGCATCTGCAATGTATAGGAAGACGGTCCGATGAAGTGTTTTGGGCGGAGTATGACCGCGGGGGTTTTTCTATCGCGTTCATGTTCAAGTTCGCGTGCATGCATTTTGGCGCGGGTTTGGTCGCGGTCGCGGTCACGCTCGCCTTCATTCCCGCTATCGCTCTCGTTGTCGCTCTCGTTGTCGCTGTCCCGGCGGCGGTCTCGATGCTCCGCCGCCTCATCCGGATGAATCAACTCATAATACTTGCGCTGAACACTGCGTATTTCAGACGAAGAAATCGGATAGTTCGTGCCTTGCATTCCCGACATGACAATTTTAATCATTTTGCGCAGATTATCCATAAGGTGCTTCGGATGATTGAATGTAGTTCCTGGCCCGACGAGGTCATTGATGACTTCGATTTCGATTTCATACCGGATGGGGCTTTCAAGTACTTTCGCTGCTTCGAATGTAGACGCGGAAATATAACCGCTCTGGTCTTTCAACGATTCCTTCACGACGCTCATATCGATTTGAAATGGGAAGTCGGAGTGTTTCAGTGTGCTGCGATTGATATACCGAAACGTCTTCTTATTATCGTTCCATGATTTCAAAATAGACCGGGCGAGTGTGGATGTATTCGCAATACGCTTTTCACGTTGATAACTCACCTTGAAATTGAAATCGTCGAAAATCACTGGATGGATTGTATCGCCGCCGCCGCTGCCGCCACCGATGCCGCCGCCGCCACTGCCGCCAGTCTTGGCATACATTTTCTGTGTAAAGAGGGTGTATTTCTCATCGGGCGTATTTGTCTTGCAATAATTCTGGACATCGTTGATACCGTGGATTTCCGCGCGAATGAGAGAAAGTTTGGTCTGTCCCGTTTTTTGGTCAATGAACTCGTTCTGTATTTTCAATGAATATGCATTCTTTTTCATAAAGGTAAAGCCGGATGACAACAATTTCTGAACGACTCCATCGAATCTTTCTCGCGTAGTCGGTGCATTTCCTCGTGTTCCAAATCGTATTTCCAACTCTGGAATCCCATCTGTTTTATCAAGTAGACCTTCTAAATAATGTGATGCGATTTTTTCGAACTCAGATTGTTTCGCGGATGCGGTCGATGCGACTGACGCATCCGAGTTGGATACACCGCGGTTTCTCGGCATGTATATATATATGAATCGGATATTATTTATACACAATTCATAGATATACTTCAATTTTATACGTACTTACAAATCGCTTCGTACAATTCGGGCTTTGTCTTCCGTTTTTCTGTTCCCATCGAACCAAACTTACCTGGAATGACAGTCGCGATTGGCAAGTTCAACTTCGTGGATATGTCTATGAGGTCTTGTAATTTATATGCCGACATTGGGCGAATTGGCGCGGATATACTCTCCATGAGCCAATAATTCTTGCGAATATAGTTCAGATACTCTGTATTCGCGTGGATTGGACTGGCGTACAATACATATTTTCCTTTTATTTTTTCGATAATGAATACGCCACCGCCGCCACCGCCGCCACCGCCGCCGACTTCGTAATATTTTCGACCATCAACAATGCAAACCGATATATTATTACATAATGCGATGGCTTGTAATGTCTCCGGATGAATGAATGGTTTATGCACCAGGGTTTCTTCAATACCGCTTATTTTGAGTTTGTTTGCTTTCAAAATCGGTTTGGTTTTTCGCACGAGTTCAACCAATTCAAACTTGAATCGATTCGACTCGGTATAATGATTCTCGATGGTTTCAAACCTTTCATGACCATGTATCATGATATACGCTATCCATAGAAGTGAATCCGTTGCTTTACCGCAACACGGTGATATTGCGTATTGTGCCATCACATCCGGATGAAAGGGGTTCGTAATGATGCTGTTACATTCGGACGAGGACGAGGACGACGAGGACGACGAGGACGACGACGACTCTGAATCTGAGGACGGTTCTGAATCCGACGACGACGACGACGACGGTTCTGGCTCAGGCTCTGGCTGTGGCGGTAGTGTCGCGTAAACCGGAATCACCTTCTCTTTGAATGCATATACATCGTAAAACACCATTGACTCATTGATGTTTTCAGGCGTAAACGAAAAAGAATTATATAAACATGGAACCACGTGCATTGTCGTGATGGTTCGCGGTCAGTTATATGATATACACTACTTATCTTTATGCGTCTTATTCTCAAAGTATTCCTTCGAAAGGAACTGCTTCTGCTCTTCAATTTCATTCAATTGCTTCTCTTGCTGTATGACATAGTTCATATAATCCTCCAATTCACGTAATATCGCGTCGTTTATTTTGGAAATATTCACAAAGACGCCATTCTTATTTTCATTGATTTGCGTCTGTTTATTGTGGAGTATACGCAATATCTCGACTTGATGAATCACTGGCATATTTTCAATACCCTCTTTAAGCGCCATCAAATAGTTTGTTTTCGTTTCTACTTGTTGTGCGATACTCTGTAGTTCATTCATTGCCGATAAACTTGCGATGATTGGCGGCGCATGCGACGACGGCGGCATTGTTTGTGTCATACTTTCACTCATGTAAGCAGGTGCGGCGTGGGGGTGGGGGGTGTTTAAAAAAATAACATAACGAAACTTTATACCCTTTCTTTGCAATGGACCATCATCAGGATTTCATTGGCATAACGCCTGCAGCAGGGGCTCAGGCGGCGACTCTGCATCCAGTAACATCGCAATCACAGTTACGTGTGTGTCATGTAATACAAATCTGCGCCCGATAACTTCAACCGTCAATATATCCGACTCCTCAATCCGGTTGAATAACTCGCTGTGTTTCATATTCATATCACGCGAGAGGAACACCTCGATTGGAGATACACACCCATGACGTAACCCCATTGCACCCGCGCGAATACCTGCTTGCGTAATCGTTCGCGCAATACACTTGATGACACTGTGCTCTTCCGGAAAACAGATAAGACACTCAGCTACAATGTCAAAGATGATATTCGCGGCATTCAAGGTTCCGCACGAATATGTAGAAATCGAAATGGAGTTTGGTATGATATATCCTTCAATTGAACACCGACCTTCCAATTGGTTCGCTAGTTCTTTCACGAGTAGTTGTTTCACATCGACATGTTGTTTGATTCTGTAAAATGGAATTACCAATCTTCGTTTGATTTGTTGTTGGGTAAAGAGGGCGGGGTCACAGTACGACGACGTAGGTTCTGGCGCTGGCGTTGGCTCCTCCACTACCGGCTCAACGGTTGCCGTCGGCTGCTCCGTCGCAATCCGCTCTATTTTCTTTTTCTTGGGTCGAATCACCGTCGTCGTCGTCGTCGTCGTCGTCGTCGTCGTCGTCGTTCGTTTCACTGTCGTTGATGCCATTTACAACGAATGAATGATAGCTATATGAATTCTAGTTTTACGTTTATATCTTTATCAATTTTATTCATATATAATCGCATATCACGACGTCCCAGGTGCCGCCATCATCAGCCACAATTTGAAGCGGCCCAGCGCACCCATAGATGGTCCCCGACTGCACAAGTGCGTCACATTCGTCCTTTGTCGCATGAGGCGGTATCGGTTCAAGTGTGGCTTTATATGCCCCATGGCGCAAAATACGACAGTTGAAATCACTACCGCGAACAATGAATGGTTCATGGCAATGTAGACACGTAAATATGTATTCCATCGATGCAACCGTACTACCCGTACTATATACTACTCCCGTATTATATACTACTATTATCTTTGATATTATACCAACTCACCAATGACCGAAATTGCGTCGTCTCCTATTTCAAACCGCTGACCAATCACACGGACACGAACCTCTTCTTCTTCCTGCAGTCGCGTAAAATCAGCGCGGTCATAATGATGGTCTCTCGCAATAAATACGACGACCGGTGTCTTCGGCTCGTTCAATGTCGCGCGAATACCTGCAAGACTTATATTTTTTATCACGCATGAAAATACGACGCCTTCGACGAGAGAACACGCCAGACATTCATAGACAATATCAAATATTGCATGTTTTCCATATAAGTATCCGTTGGAGTATGTCAGTATTTTCACACTGCCAGGTCGGATAAATCCTTCCGCCATACACTTTCCTTCCACCATTTTCGAGAGAATATGTTCAAGTGTGTCCTTTACATTCCGTCCGATGATTCGAAACGGAACCTGTATTTTTCGCGTAAGTAGAATGGTGGTATAAATACCCAATTTGGGTTTTGATTGTACTACTGCTCCTCCTGCTCCTGTTCCTGCTCCTGTTCCTGATTCTTTCGGTTGCATTGCGTATTTTGAAATGGCGGTATCACTACTATATCATTATACTTTATTTCTCCAAGTACAATTTTTCGATATTGCATAACAACGCCTCGCATGGTGTAAAAAACCATTTTCGTCCGTTTACACGGTTGCGGTTAAATGTGCGCAATAAAAACTCTTGAAACACGCATAATTCGCGCTGGGTTCGTGTTTTCGTGTTTTCAGCCGTGAGTTTGTATTCGTCACCAGATGTACTCGCATTCAACGAAAGTAATGTATTGATGGTTGAAATGGCGTCTGTTTTACCGGACTGGTCGCATCGCGCACCTTTATCGCGCTTCTTCGACATGACCTTTACCTTGAATATGAAGTATTCCTTCTTGAACAAAGAGATGAATCCGACTACCATATTCATACTTCGGATATGGGTCGTCTGTAGTTCGCCTAAAAGTAGTTCGAAATCACGTTCATCTTCCGGTTCAGCAGTCGTCCATTCTCTCGTTTCGTATCGTAATATAACTAGTGTGAATGCTGGCTCTTTCTTTTCATGGAATAAGAGTAATCCTAGGTCTTGCGGTGTCGTTGCCGATGCCGCCGATGCCGCCCCTGCGGCCCCCGCAGCCCGTCTGCCAACCAATCGTCGAGAGATTACCTGTTGTGAATAGTAATTCAATAACATTCTCTCGAATGATGTCAATGGTTGAACACTGGATACCTGTGCGCCTTCGCCTCCGCCAGCGCCGCCCCCGACAGTGCTCGTGAATGAGTAATTGTTTTTTTTATACAGGTAATTCACCAATTGTAGACTGTCATCAAACAATAAGTGTTCAAGGAGGTTTGCGACGACAAGTTCGTAGAGTTGGTCTTTCGTGATTTGAAACTCTTCGGTTTGAGAGATTTGGTCAATGACCTTTCCACAATAATAATACCATTCATCTTGGTCTTTTGTTGGTTTATCAAATACAGTTTTACAGGTTTCGAATGTATCCGCTAGTGTTGTAATAAGTACGTCAATACGACTCAACGGTTCGTCTTCGGGCGCCTCTGGTGCGACAGGGGCCGGTGCGACAGGAGCATCGATAGAGGCATCGTCAGATGCGGCCGGTGCGGCAGCAGCAGCCGTCGCCACAGTAGCCTGCTTTACTTTATTCGCCACTTTCTTGTTTGGAACTGCAGCGTTAACGCCAGTGTTCAATCCAATACCCAGGTAATCTTCGGTTACTTCCCCTGGAAGAGGATATTCCACGGATGTGTGTTTGTACGGCACGGGTGTGCTACGTTCGTGAATACTAATCCGTTTATCTGTGATTTCGATGGGTTGAAATAGATAGTAATCGCCTACATTGATAACCCGACCAAGACGTCCATATTTGTCATTTACATACTCATTGGGGTCACTTACCATGGTTGTCAATGCAAGATTGATTTGCGCAATCGGATAATGACGAACCGCGTTGACATGCGCAATAATGCCATTCGGCCCCGTTTTTTTATAGAAAAATCCATCCTTGTATAAATCGCGTATTTTGTGGATGATTTTGTCGAGATTCATCGACATGAACTTTTCATTGAATGTATCCAGTCGGACATCACTGTTGCCTCCCTGGGCGTCGCCGTCGCCGTCGCCGTCGCTGTCGCTTTCCATTCCATATAATTCACTCTGCTCTTGTATCGGCCGTCCATTCGAAAATGTCGGGCGGCATACGTATTCACACCGCTCCATATAATCGCATAATGCGGAATAGGGGCGCGCGCCAACTTGATAGTTGATTTGTTTACGTGTCGAGAGATTTTGCTTGACAACCTGATTCAGTTGCGCCGCTGTCTGTGAATTATGTTGAATATTCAAAAGACAGTCCACGGCCGATGTTCGCAATACGCGAGATACAGCACCAATCTTTACTGCTTTAAATTCCGAGAGACGGTATAAATAGAGGTCGATTGCTTCAATCTCGGCGTTGGTCAATTGCGTCCCGTACAAGTACAACTCTACATTACGATGCGAATACGGCAGACGTTTGTGACTACAGTTACGAATCGCGCGTCCTATAATCTGCTCCAGGAGATTCATATTGTACCATGGCTCCAAGATATGCACTTGGCGAATATTCTTGAAATCGAGGCCTTCACTCCCCGCCACTGATATAATAACGACTTTCACACTTTCGCCGTGGGTATTATCATCGCTGGTAAGCGCCTTCAATTCATAGAGGTTATCCGGCGAAATCGTCGGGTCTCCCGTAATCACAGAATAACGCGCAGGGCGAAACGGTTGGTTCGGATATTGCGCCTGGTGCTGTCGTTGAGGAAGCATCGTAATCGCGTCAATGCTCGGCGTAGGTCGAGTCCGGAAGAGTGACGAGTTTCCTCCTGCGGCACTATACCGTGTAAACCCGAGTTCCTCTAATGCGAGTGCGATTGGAACAACTCCTCCGTCAATATATTGACTGTATGCGAGAATGATTCCGTCACTTTTTAATACCGTATCGCATATATTCTTTATTTTTGCCGAGTAACGCCCAATATTGTCGGGCGCGAATATCCGCGACGACGCCTTTGTCGTTGTTTCGCCGCGGGGCAACTTAAAGTTGCGTGTGAACTCTGGTCTGTATTCAAAATTGAGACGCATCGGCGGATTACCTGTTTCTTCATACGACATGATATGGCGCAACCCTTCCTTTCCAATACATGCGGTGATATCAAACTCATCATTGGGATTGTTAATGTATTCTATAAGTGAGGGGTGTGGGTATACGATGTTCAAGGCTTCCAGTGGACGTTGAACTGCCGCATATCCAATCGTATCCATATTCTCAAACGATGGGAAATCCACGGATTCTACAATTGTAGATTCGTCGATTGCATCGGAGGCGGCGGGTCCGGCGGCAGCGGCCTTTTTTCCTTTGCCCTTGCCCTTCCCCTTGCCCTTCCCTTCAGCGGAACCAGATTCCGCCACCGCCTCTGCCGCTGCCGCCGCCGCCGCGACCTTTTTCCGGCGAATTGTCGCACTCTTCTTATAAATATACATGGCCTTCATGTCACTAATAATGAACTTATACGCCGCCTCTTGTATATCACCTGCCTGCGTCATATATACGTCGATATGTTCAATGGGTTGGTCAATATGACGCCCATTTAGTTGAGTGCGCGGATATCCACCGGCGCCGCCGGTATTTGTACGCACAAGAAGCGAATGTTCCGGCGAGTGTTCTCTCGGAAATATTCGATAAGGAAAGGTATATGGATTCTCACCGCGCACAAATGAAACATACCCGGTGGCTTTTCGAACCAGCAAGTCTTTCCCAATCTCTCGACCATCTGCATCCAAACGAAAGTTTCCGCGGTCATCAAATACATCCGCAATATCGATGGTGGCGCGGCGGTCATTCAAGTTCATCAGATTGATTAACCATACTATCTCCTTGTAACTATTATACATGGGCGTTCCCGACAACAATAGTAGGCGCACATTATTTACTTTCTGAACGATTTGAAACAATATCTTTGCCACACGTTTATCGCGGTTATCATCTGTGATGCGAATATTATGAACCTCGTCAATAATAATAAGCGTATTCGCGAAGAGTTTACGTAATTTTGATACGGAAAGGGTTTCGATTGCGAGGGTCTCCATATCGGCCGCTTTGGCAATATCCGCGGCGGATTTACGGCCCTTTTTCGGGATGGCTGCCGCGCTCGCCGCCGCCCCCGCCGCATTTTTCCGGCGAACCTCATGTATCACGGCTTCGTCCTGTGAAATACCCACACTCGATGCGTGCGTCCGTGCATAATTCGCGAACTCATTATATCCGAAAAAGGAATAATGGGACGAAATCAACTGGCGGATTTGTTTAATGATTTTATCCCGCGTTAACCCCTTCATATTCATCGGATTGATTTCCTTGATAAACTTATTACCGGTACATGCGCGAATGTTCCAGACACCGGGTTCAATCTCTCGGAGTTCGCGTTCATCAAAGAGTTGGAGGCGGAAATTCTCCTGAACATTCGGTGATGCAATGACGAAGATTTGCTGATTGATTCCCATTTGTTTCATATAATCACGCATCTCCTCGGCAACACTGATTGCCGAACACGTTTTGCCTGTACCGAGTCCGTGGTACAAAAGCAGGCTATTATAGGGCGTTTCGACAGAAAGGAAGTTTCGGACAAACTGCTGGTTGGGGGCGAGTTCAATCTGCGCATTACACAGAATCTCCGCCTCTTCTTCCACGCTTTTCGTGTTATCTACATCCATTTTGGTATCGAAAAACTCCTTTCGAAGGGCGATTTTGGTATTGAAATTGGGGTCATTTAAGGTGGGGTATAACCCGGGGGTGGCAGCGGCCGCTGCTGCAGCGGCATCACGGTCGTCTTCCGCGTCACTTCCTGGTAGTAGCCCAATATCATGTAAGGTCATCTCTCGTTCAAGCAGTTCTTTTTTCAGTAATAACTTGTTGAACTCCTTACTAAATGGATTATTGAGTTCTTCTGGTTTAAGACGGCGGCGACCTTCTTCGAGGTCTTTCTTCATTCGTGCGATTGCATTTGGGTCGGCGGCGGCGGCGGCGGCGGCAGCGGCCTTTTTCGGCCGCGGTTTTATTTTTCGTGGCGCAGCGGCAGCGGCACCGGCAGCGACTCCGAACTCAGCCGGTTCTTCCGGCATTACTGCCATTGCAGCCGATGCAACCGATGCAACCGATAGCTCCATTGGAATATTTTCATTCTCATTTTCTGGATTCTCCATGATTACTGATACTGATACTGATTCTTCAGCAATCCTTTATATAACACCGCGAAATAAAAAGGATTAAAATATACGGTAGCGGGACAATATGTTATTGATTTTACGAACAATCACGATTTTTTCTAAATTGTATGGTCGTATCGACTGAATGCACTCATCAAACGACATCCATTTCATGAGCCCGACCTCCATGATATCGTGCGCTTTTTTCGGTTTCTTATCTAGGTCGACCATCGCTAGAAAGTACTTCTGTTTATAACACTTCATATCCGACCCCATGAATATTTCTTCGAATGGCGCGATATTTTGGATGACATTTTCTGCGATAATATCGTATCCGGTCTCTTCCAGGCATTCTCTCAGCGCACATGGCAAGTCTTTCTCATTATAGTTACGCCGTCCTTTCGGAAACCCCCATTCGGTCTCCATCCACTTTGTTGTTGATTCGTCGATGAATTGCTGGAGGTTTTTTATACGCCCGTCCTTTGTTCGGATGCCACTCAATACCTGGCGGTACTTTTCAAAGGACACGTGTTCTTCGTTTTTATATTGACTTCCGCGAGTGTAATCTCCCCATAAAAGACGCCACAACTGGTCAAATGTAAGACGCATGAGGTTGGATTTTTCGGTGACGGTCATTTCATCGATGATGCGCTGGATATAGGCTTCGTCGTTTAATGAATACTTGCCGCGGATAAAATCTACGAAACCGAATGAGTCGCGGCGGCGTATCATAAGGAACTCGGGGCCGGATTCACCACACCGAAATGCGATGACACCAATACTCGTAATCGGTGCGCGGCAGTTATTGTATACATGATTTGTCCGGTTGCAATTATTACAGAAATACTTGTTGGGTTCATTTCCGGTAGCGGCAGTGGTTGCTGCAGTGGATGCAGTGCTGGGATTTTCACCCCCTCCCCCACCGCCGCCACCGCCGCCGCCGCCGCCATGTTTGTTTTGCTGCTGTCTCAACTGGATTATTTCTGAATATGACAACGCAGATTTAGGGTTGTTTATCTTTTTTGTATGAGTTTGCGCGACAGGAAGATGCGTTTCTTCACTACCATCCTGCGCCACGTGTGTATTTTGGTCCATTCAATTATCGTAATTCTGTGATTGTTTTTATGTCATTTCATTGTAGTAAGGAATGCTAAAACTGGATGCAAAAATATGGGGTCCACATTACTGGTTCGTATTGATGACGACTGCAGTAAATTATCCAGACCATGTCAATGACGTCACCCGTAAAAAATACTACGATTTCATTCAGAATTTCTCGATGCTCATTCCTGACCCAGAAATGTCGGCCGAGTTCGACCGAATGCTCGATAAATATCCGGTGACGCCTTATTTGGATAGTCGCGACGCGTATATCCGATGGGTCCATTTCATTCATAATCGGTATAATGTCATTCTCATGAAGGATGAAATGCCTTTGCATGAGGCACTCGAGAGATATTATCTGCATTATCGCCCCAAACCGATACAAATCATGGAGGAGTTGAAGTATCGAGAGAAGCTGGTGTATTTATTATTGCTGGCGGGACTGGGGTATGCGGCGTATTATTATCATAATCGGTGAGGCCGGTGAATACCGGCGATATAATCGATGTTATATATAACCATTCGTCGAGAGATTATAAATGATAAAAACCGAATACATTGTGTTTATTATTACAGCCGTTCTTATTGCGAATACCTATTACGATGGACAACTACTAAAATTATTTCAAAGCAATCAGAAGTGGATTAAGATGGCGACGTTTGGATTCATCGGTCTCTCGCTGTTTCTGTTTTTGCGCCGCAATCCTGAAAACTCTAGGCAGTTGTTCTATCACGCCAATGATATTATCAAGTATATGCCGATAAGTAAGGGGACAGCGGATATGATAACGCCGTTTTTTGATATGACGAGGGGGTCTCCCCCCCACGACGGCGGCGCGATTGGGGGTCAAACGAGCAGAGCGAGTAGCAGTGCGATTGGCCGTGCGATGAGTAGCGCGATGGGGACAACTCCGTCGTGGGGGGGCGGAACCCCCGGCGGAACCCCCGGCGGAACCCCCAGCGGAAGTATGAGTGCCGCCGAGAGACGAGTCCTCAACTCCGGCAAGGGGTCTAGCAAACGCAGTGTTAGTGAAACCAAGAAGAAGTATGTCGCCGCGCAACAAGGATGGAAATGCGGTGACTGCCAGCGTCAACTACCCGCTTGGTTTGAGGTCGACCATGTGATAGCTTTAGAACACGGCGGTTCCAACCATGTAGATAATTTAGTGGCTTTGTGCAGGGATTGCCACGGGAAAAAGACGGCGATGTCATTTTTATGATGTGTTAGGTGAATGAATATTGAATCACCAACAACAAGCGTAGTGGTATTCGCATTATTATATCTTATAATTATAACTGGGTCTGGTTGTTAGAATTATAAATGGATGGTTCAACCTTATCCGTATCAAAATTAATAGACTTATTACCATTGATTATTATATCCGTTATTGTTCTCGTCGGATTTTTCACATGGGAAGTATTCACACAACATCTTGCGCCGTTTATATTGTTGATAACCAGTGTATTATTTGCGATATGGTTGTATTCCGGTGATATCGAATCTTATCTTCGATGGAAAACCGCAGGTGAGGATCAAGGCGGTGACCCGATTATTCCACCACCACCAGATGGCGATGGTCTCGCCCTTCCGACAAATATTATCATGTTGATTGTAGGCGGGGTTGTCGCTTTATTAGCAACCGGATTAACACTGGGTATTACAAGTTATAAAATCGGTAATAATATTGGTAGTACATCAACTCAAATCAATGTGATGAATACATTTGGATATGGTTTCATGGGTGTTGGTGGTATTATTATCATATCACTTCTATGGAAAGCGTTTCGGTCATCGACCGATGACAGTGCGCCGGGCGGTGCCGGCGACGAAGAGGGTGGCAGGTCGAATATATTCAAAATCATCGGCGCACTCGTCTCTTCCGCATTTGGTATTTATATGGTGACACGAGCCACGAATCTTAAGACTGCTCAGTCACAAGAAGTCACAGATACGGGCGCAGTGCCAACCTCAATTGCAAATACAGTATTGAATATTGGTCTCGTAATGCAAGTTATCGCGATGTTGATTGCGCTATATATGATGTATCAATACAAGGTATTTCACCTCGCGGTTGACGCAGGTAATGGCGCAAAAGGTTTTAAGTTCGCGGCATTTATAGTTACGATTTTCGCAGGTATCATGTTCACAGTAGTCCACTACAACCCCAAACTTTCCGCTGAAGGTGTCGAGAAAGGAAGTGACCAAAATAACATGTACGCTGCGCATGCAATCGTGTATTTTGTTATTGCAGGAATAACTCTATTGATGGCATTTGGAAAAACGAATACAATTACAATATTCAAGGGTATCGGTATACTTGCAGTAGTGGGGTTAATCGGCGTATTTTTTTGGAACTTCATCGAATTAAATATAAATGATAATTTCAATTTAGACCCGATAAACGACGCAAAAAATGGGAACGCATATTATCAACAGGTGCGCGATGAAGTCATCAAAGAGTTGAAGGCATCTGGAAAACCAGATGACGTAACCGATACGGTCATAGACCGTAAAATAGAAGAGCGTGTCAACGAGTTGAACACATCAAACCAAACTGCTGTGTTGACAGCGAATAATATGTTGCTAATCATTGTGGTCATTCTTACGATTATCATCGCACTAATATATGCCGCGAAAATGAAAATCGTCGAGTGTGCGGCACTACCGGTGTCATTCAAGAATGTTTTTATCGGTGATTGTAATAATACAGATTATGTAGTTAATTCAGCATTAAATAAACAATTCGATAATGGAGGTCCTGCAAATATCGAGAAAATGACTGGCGATGATTGGGATAAAGTGATGGAAGCCGCAGCAGCAACGGGCGGCGATTTTAGTAAGGTCGGCGTGACTCTTGCCTCCGCGTCGCGTTGGATTCCATTTTTTACAATTATTCTCATCATTCTTTGTGTTTCGATTTTGTTCACAAATGTAACCACATCCGAAGCCACAATGGAATGGATTGCGAAATCGTTCCGCGGCGATATGTTCCCGAAAGTAAAAAGTCTCCTTGATACGTTTTTTATTGTATTTATTGTTGGTCTCATATTATGCTCAATACTAGTATTACCGATGGTGCGAAAACAGAACGTGGGCGGTTTGGATGTGATTACCAAGTTCATTAATTCGATTCAGGTGTGGCAATACAGTGAAGACCCTGCGGCGAATATTATTGTGAAATTTATTGTCGCTCTTGTTGGTTTTCTTGTAGTATTTTTCTATGGGTTATCATGGTATTGGACTTATCTTAGAATAAGAGGTAACGACGACCCAGCTCTCCCTGACAGATTTGTACTACCATTGGTGTTGGTTATTCTTTTTGCGATTTGTTGCATTCCTGCGTTTTATCATCTTCTAGGAAGCGAAGTTCATGAGGATTTCAAGAAAGACGGTAAGATAATTCGCGGATTACGGCTCTTCTTTACATCAGTGTACTTGGTTCCATTATTGTTGATTTCCGTATTTAAACTCGTTATATATGTCATTCCATACTTGATTGAATTGGCGATAGCAAAAATAAAATCATCATATCAACCAAGGTTAAAAGACCGATTGGAGAAAGAACTCGAAAAACTCAATTTCAAAAAATGGCATGCAGCGACAGTGCTCCCCGACAGAGGAACCGATCTTCGAATGTTTGGTCTTGGTGACATCTTGTTACCGAAGGATGTTGTATCAGGAGTGGCAGCAGCCGCTGCTGCACCCGCAGCCGTACCCCCACTCGGTTCGCCCACCGCACCCCCGGCAGTCACTACCGAAACACCCGAAAAAAGCAAAGTAAATGCAGTCGGTCAACTCATCAAGGTGATATTCATTGTGATTATATTCGTCATACTGATATTATTTATTGTTTATACTGTCTACAAAATCAGTGCCGAAAAACAACCCGATGGTGAATCGGTTACGGCTGACGGCGGTTTTGTAGCGCAACTTAACACACCGACCGCCCATGCAATCTATGTTATTATGGCCATCGTCGCCATCGCCGGTTTTGTCGCGTATCTCCGAGAGAAGTTCAAATCAGCCAATACGAAAACACCTGAAGACTACGTGTTCAACGACCTTAAACCGGAAGACTCGAATAGCCCGATGCGCCAACTCACATTCGGGATGACACATATTATTTATATTATACTGATGATTGTTGTTTGGGCATATGATACAGATAAAGATGACAGTGGCCGCATGTCTGTCATTGGAATGACCTTTTTAGGTGTCGCTATTATATTCTTTCATTACGTCTTAGAACTCATAGATAACAAGTTACCCCCGGATCCAAGTCCGGCAGCGGATGCAGTACCCAAACTAGCACCAATGTCAAACCTCTTATCAAATATCCGCTTCATTGTAAATACGGTGTTTTTGATTATCTTAAGTATTCTCGCGTATTATAAGCAACATGGCGTTATGGTCGCACTCATTGTCATTATGTTCTTCTTTCATCTTTCAAAATCGATTCTTGGTGTGAAACTATTGAAACTATTGTGGGCCGGTATTATTTATATTCCTTGTCTCTTCTTGGACCTTCTCAAGAGTTCACAATCTGTAGTTGGCGACACGACGCGTACCATCTGGGTTATTGTGGCCATTGAAGTACTTCTCATTGCAATCTTATATGGCGGACCTTATCTAGTGAACTATATCGGTGCATCTGCGTCACAAATTGTTGCGAGGCCTGTATCATTGAAGCAGTTATATGATACGAATCTCACCACCCAAAGCAAGGAGATTTTCATCTATCATAATACGGGCATTGACCGTACAGATGCAGACAAGGCGGCAAACTGTGCACCTGAAGAGAAGAAGAGGTATCACTACGCGATTTCTGGTTGGTTTTTCTTGAATAATAATATTAATACCAAGACATCTGATTTAGAAATATTCAATTTTGGAGATGTACCCAAGATGACGTATAACCCGTCGAAAAATGAGCTGAAGATTATTTGCGACCTGTTGAGTATGTCAGATGGCGGTGCATCTACCGCGACGGAGTTATACAACTCTAGGAAAAATTATAATGCAGTTATTCGGGCAGGCCACTCTACAGATGAAGACGTGAATAAACAAATAAAATCTACCGTTGAAATGTCATTGGAAGATGACGAATTGGATGCGGATATTCTTCTTCAAAGGTGGAACTATTTCGTCATAAATTATGACGGAAAGACGATGGACTTCTTTTTGAATAACAAACTTGTATTTAAGAGCGAATTCATTATGCCCGATATACAATTGAAACCGATTACTGTAGGAAGTACTACTGATAATAAGGGACTCAATGGGTCGATTTGCAATTTCGCGTTTCACAAATATCCTCTTACGAAAGAGCAAATCCGGTGGACATATAATATGTTGAAGTCACAAAACCCGCCGATGATTGGAATGTCGACGGTGGAAGATGAGGTGAGCGTGACGGATACTACAAAGGTGTATTCGCGATGAAATGAAATGGAATGGAATCATGGAATGGAATGGAATCATGGGCCGCAGAGCGCGGTATGAATGTATTATAATATCTACAATATTTATACGAATAATTATTATAGATGAACGCCAAACTTGTTCTCGCAGTCGTTATAATTCTTCTATTATTGTATGTCATTTTTAAGGCATTGACAACTACCTATACTAGTTTAGGAACGATGCAAAAATGGGAGAATGAAACCACATTAACGGGTTCAAATCTACCCAGTAATGTCAAAGTCAATAGTGCAATTTCTATTTGGTTTTATATTAAGAATTGGGCAAGTGGGGCAAGGGTCATTCAATTCAAAAAGGCGGATAATACTCAGAATTTCCAGGTTCAATTCAAGGCATCTACAAATACTATCCAGATTTTCCCTCGGTCTGGTGGTACGGTCACTGGCGAAGATTGCGAAATCTCCGATTTTCCTCTTCAAAAATGGGTGAACCTCATTATCAGTTTCAATGGTTCCGCGATGGATGTCTATGTGGATGGTAAATTGGTGAAATCATGTGTCGTTGATGGTGGGTCCAAATTGGGCGAAACAACCTCAATTGTTTTAGGCGATGAAAGTAAGCGTACTAATGATGTCGGATTTATCACCAACGTGAAACTGAAATCGAGTCCTATTGCACCTCAAGAGGCGTGGGATATTTACTCACAAGGATTCGGTGGAAGCCCTTGGAGCGATATTCTCAATAAATACAAGGTGAAGTTGAGCTTTATTGTAGATAACCAAGAACAGACAAGCGTTAGCACATAGAATGGAATGCAATGGAATATGGAATATGCAATGTAATGGAACCTATTCACTGCAATCCGCTTTTTTTATTCGATATATATAGTAATATCATATATCGAAACAATTTAAATGAGTGATAGTGACGGAGGCGGCGGCGGCGGCGGCGGCGGCGGCGGCGGCGGCGGATTATTAAGCGGCATAACATCAAGTTTTTCAAAACCGAGTGACGCTGGTCTTTCGTCATCTGGCGCAGGCGGATTTGGTTTGAAGGAATTTATGGAATCTAATAGTCTCGTCGCGAAATTCGCTTTTATTCTGATGGTATTCATCGTGTTCTCTGTTTCAGTCAAACTTGCAATTATTGGATTATCCTACTTGATGCTTCCAACAAACTCACCCTATGTATTGGATGGAACCGCAAATACAGAGGATTTGGAAATGGTAATTACACAAGACCCTGCAAAAAAAGACTCTATATTCATATCTCGGTCTATGAATGAAGACGGTGGTTTAGAATACACATGGTCGGCGTGGTTTTTGATTAAGGACGTCCCAATCGCCGAAGGGAAATACTCCAGAATATTTAGCAAAGGTGGCGAAGGAACCAAACTTGACAAACCTGGCGATATGTCCGATGGCATTTATTTCCCCAATAATGCACCCGGATTGTATATCCGTTATTCAGGTGATATTAAAGCTACAAATCCGGACAGAACCGACGAAGGAAAGAATGTGTCACTTATCGCACTCGTTGACGTCAGTGGAAAAAAGGATAGTAGTACAGATAAAAAACTGAACTTACATGAGCGTCTCATTGCAACCGATATTCCGATAAAGAACTGGGTGAATGCCGTGATTCGTGTGACGAATAACGTCATCGATTTGTACATCAATGGGCGTTTAGCCCAACGTCGTAAGACGGCCGGTATCCCACTTCAAAATTACGGAAGTATCTATATTGGCGAAGATAAGGGGAATAACCGATTTAATGGTTATATTTCCACCATTCAGTATTTCAATTACTCGATTGGTGCAAACAAGATTAAAAGCATCGTTGACGAAGGACCTAATATGAAGATGATAACCAATACCGGAGGGGAGGCAGAGGAGAAGGGCGCCGGTTCGTATCTCTCCAATATTTGGTACATGCGGTAATATTTTTTTACATTTACATATCAGCAATACGACACGATACGGCGCGATACGTGTAAAAAAATATAATGACTACGCCGACCTATGAGGCAATCCCACCAGTCACGAAGATATTTATAGTTGGAACTAATAATTCAATTCAGCTAACACCAATTATGTCCGGGAAAAGCAATAGCAATGGCGCGTATACCTTTTCAACCCTAAGCTCAAGCTCTATAATTACGATTCTTGGTGATGTTGCCACTATTAACGCATACACGTCTTCGACTATAACCATAACCGCAACACAGGCCGCATCCGGGAATTACACTGCTGGTAGCGCAACTTTCGACATCTTCTTGTATCAAGCATCGACGTGGACTCCTCAATTAGAACAATCAGTGACAACTACGAATGGAGTAACCACGTACGGTGACGTGTATTTCGACACTACCGGTGAAAGTG